TCTTGAATAACTCGGTAATTCTGAAATTTGTAAGACAAGATACAACACAAACAAATATATCACTAACTGTTCCATCAAATAATATTTCTCTTGTAGCTAATAATAGCGTTCCTAGTGTATCTAATATTGTATTCAACACAAATATTATTGGTCAGCTCATATATAATGGGCCTATTTTTGAAAACAAACCATTTAATATGGTAATTGGCTCAACGCCTTACTCTGGCACTATAAACTTCCAAACAATAACATTATCTTAAATAATAGAAGGATAGGCAATGATTATTGATAATATCTTCAACATCAAAACTTATGCCGGTAGTCAAGCGTTGCCTTTATTTAATGCTCCTAATACCTTAGCAACCAACCCAGCATACACAACATTTCTGAATAATATATTTACGATTTATGGAACACAAACAGTAGATGGTTCTATTCCTGTATTCTATAAAACTAATAATGTTCCAGATCCTAAATCGTCTCTAAGAGCCTTAGACCCTCAGCAGTCTTACTATTTTATTAGCAAGGCTGACGCCGTACTTCCATATAATATCCCTTATCTTGGTAATCTGTTACCAGCTCCGTATCGCAATTGTCCTACGGTAGACGTAATACCTTCTAAGGTCACATTAACGGCGTCTTCTGGCAATTATTATTACTTAATTAATGATGTTGGGAATCTTAATACAGCATATCCATATACATATGAAGTTAAGGTTTTAAGCACCAATTGGAAAGTTACAACATTAGCTCCTTCCGGCACAGTAGCCAGTTCCCAGCCCACAAATACCATCATATCTGCACTAAGATTTGATACTGATGCTGGTGTTACAGACTATTCAACCTTTTTACCTCCATCTACATCATCTAGTCAAATAGATCGTAATAATTTATTTGCTATTGTAGAAGTGTCATTAAATTCTCCTCAAAATATTGATTGTCCTAAAATAGTAGATTTAATGCTCCTACAGTGTAATAATTGCATTCCAGCCCCATCCCCAACGCCAACACCAACAGTAACAACTACTCCAACACTAACTCCTACACCCACTCCTACCAGAACACCAGCGCCAACATTTGATAGTCAACTCACAACCGTGCAAAACAGTACTCCAGTAACGGCTAATGGAATTACCTTTACGGCTGGTATCGGAGATAGACTAGACTATAGTGTTATTTCTCCAAGAGTTGGACAGGCTAGGGCGGTCAATATCTTTGTTGGAGCTACACAAGTAGCCAGAGTAGATTATACTTCTGACTATGTAAGTAGGACTTTTAGGTACTATAGAGCTTCAACAGGAGTGTCCTATATCGGCACATTCTCTGATACCGTTAATGGAAATATTAATTTTTAATCATAGAATAGGACGATTATGCCTATAACAATAAATAAGCAGTATCAGTTTATTAAATTTTTAGGATCTGCGAACTTAAATCTTAGTACATTATCTGGCGCTATTACAAGTGAAATTGCTGTTATATACGGAATTTCTTCAGATGGCTCTTCGTATTTATCTTGGAGCAATAGTGCTTTCTCTAGTTTGCAAAATTTAGAGACATATAAAACTTATTTAGTAGTTAGTAATAGTGCTAGTCCAAACTATACCTTATATTCTGGTTCTGAGGTTGTTGACGATAGTACTAGTACTGAGATTACTACCACAAGAGCAATGGAAACATACAGAGGTACAGTTCCATTAACTCTGAGTAGTGCTAATTTTAGAGATAAACTTTTATTAATTTATGGTGTTTCCAACGACGGTCTGGGTTTCGTGTCCTATAGTCCATCTTCTCAGTTTAATAGTTTAACTAGTTTACAACCCAATGTAGGATATGAATTTGTTACTAACGGCACTCCTTTTACTCTTTGGCTGGCTCCTGGAGCATCTCCTACACCAACAGTAACTTCTACAGCCACTCCCACTTTAACGCCCACAACAACACCAACTAAAACACTCACGCCCACACCAACGCTAACTGCAACAGTTACTTCGACGCCAGCAGTAACAGCTTCTTCTACTCCTACCACCACCCCAACTCGTACAGCAACACCAACTGCTACATTAACTCCTACTCCAACGACTAGTCCATTATTAAGTCCTAATTTTGCGAACTATAGTAGTCAAGCTGTGTTTAAGGCACTACCTAATAGTAGTACAGTTGGAACAAACGGATCCAAGAGCGCTTATGATTGTTATGACATGAGCGGTAACGTATCTGAGTGGGTTGGTCAAGGAACAGATATTTGTTTAAGAGGTGGTAATTTTTCATCTTCTTTAAACGATATCTCTAAGTACGGTAGACTTGTCGTTTCTGCCACAGCCTCCGACCCTGCTACTGGATTTAGAATTGCCACTTCTGGAACCAATGGAGATCATTTAGGATTGGGTAATTTTGCTTTTGTGGGAGATACTACCAACATGGCAGATGCTGATACCAATTATGGAGCAGTAGCTTATTCTTATAGAATATCTAGATTTCCAGTTACGAATGACGAATATTGTGCTTTCTTAAACAGTCAGGCAAAACTTGACACTAGAGCACTTTATAATTCTCTTATGGGTAGTGATACTGAGCGTGGAGGTATAGTTCGTGGAGGAGTCGCTAATTCTTATTATTATGTTAGTAAAATGCATCATGGTAATAAGCCCATAAATTATGTAAATTGGATAGACTGCGCTAGATATTGTAACTGGCTACATAATGGAGCTACAGATACTAGTGATACGGAAAATGGAGCATACACTATTAATCCATTGGGTTCTGTTGTTAGAAATCCTGGAGCTAAATACTGGATACCTTTAGAAAATGAATGGTATAAAGCGGCATTTTATGATCCAACATCTGGTGGATATTACCAATATAGTACACAAAATAATACGGGGCCAACTCCGGTAACACTTAATACCAATGGTGACGGTTCGTTCTCTCCGTCCTCCGTTGTTGATAATGGACAAATATTAGTTGTTGATTCTAATAAGATGACTATTTTGGATCCGTTAAATCCAAGTAATAATATTGTAAATATATCAGATATTAGTTTGGTGCCAAATAGTGTAGCAGTAGGACCTTTTAGAGATGATGCGTTTATTTCAAATTCTGCTGGTCTAGTAGATGTTATTAGTCTAACATCAACAAATATTGGAGATTGGACAAAAGTCTTATCTTTAGCTGCTGGCGCAGATGCAAGAAAATTACTTGTAAGTTCGGACGGATCCAAGCTATATTGTTTAAACTATGCCGACAAAACTATTACAGTGTATGATTTATTAGGATCTCCTAAATATGCTACTAGAATTATTATGGACTATCGTAATTCTGGTACTATCTACGATTTTTGTAACGGAGAAGATTCTAATACCATCTATGTAACTTGCTCTAATGGATATGTGGCCAAAACAACAATTGCTGGTTCATCCTATGAGACTAATGTTTATTACTACTATCATAACTATAGCCAAGCAACATCTATAGCTTTCCTACAAAATCAGATTTATGTGTCTTTAGTAGATAATAGTCCAGCACTAAAAATTCGCAATATTAATACCGGGGCAGAAGCAACTCTTAACATTATTGGCTTGAATAATTCTGGTCAGGCTTCCACAGTAACAGCTTCTTCTGTTTCTTTGCATAGTGATCAGTATAATAAGTATTTAATTTTTACTGGACACATATCTAATCTTAATAGAGCTGTTATATATTACTATAATACTATATCTAATAGACCTGTTTCTATTAGCTATAGTGATAGCACATCTATTACTGGTATATATACCAATATTGCACAAAATAAAGACTTTGCATATTTATTTGCTGGCAATAGACTATTAACATTCGATTCTACCAACAAGTACTTTAGAAGTTCGGCAATAGTAACTACTAATTTTAGTAGTTCATCTATCAAAGATATTGCTTTTAGAAGTAATGTGGCAGTCCCGGCACCATCACCATCTGCCACACCAACAAATACGGCCACACCCACCAGAACACCGACCAATACGCCGACCGTCACTCCGACTAATACAATTACTCCTACCTTAACATCAACACCCACACCGACACCAACACAAGAGCCACCAGTAGTATATTCTAACGCTATTGTAGCTGCTGTTGGTGCTAATGATGTTGGTCAGCTTGGAGACGGAACATATGGATCTTCGAAATTCTTTAAACAGATTACCGCTCCTTCTGGTAATATATTTAATTATAATGTTAGAGCTAGTGCTTTAGGTAGTCATAATCTGATTATTGATTCTAATAATAGACTTTGGGGATGGGGAAATAATGATAGAGGACAGGTTGGACCATCATCATGGGGTAGTTCGGCTCCTTCTGGGGACCCTCTTAATATTAATCCTTCTACTATTGCGTATGATGCTATAAGTAATAAATATGCTATATTTGGTTTGTCTAGTAATATAGTAAATGTTTCCACTAATGGTTCGGTATGGACTAACGCAACAATAGGCACCGCTTCACCATCGTTAAACTGGACAACTGCTATTGGATGGAATAACAATACTTCTACCGGAGGTGGCTCGGCGCAAGTCAATCAATATTCTATTTTTGCATTAGCGAATAATTCTAATGTTCTTGGTGTGTACAGTAATTCAAACAATACTTGGTCTTCCTTAAGTCTGCCAGTAACCAGAAACTGGACATCTATGACCCAGGCCAGAAATAAGATCTATGCCTTTGCTAGTAATAGTAATAATGTATTTGTAATAACTCCAGGATCTAATAATACGATTACAACAACCGACGTAAGTTTAGGTCTTGGTTCTTTGAATGTGTTTTGGAAAACTTCGGCAGTTAATAGTAATGGATCTACTATAATAGCTATAGGCTATGATTCTAGAACAATAGTAAAAAGTATAGATAGTGGTTTGTCATGGTCACAAACGGGCGTTTCCTTGCCTTTAGTAGCAAAATGGGAAAAAATAATTTGTTCTAATAATAGATGGATACTAATTGCCTCTGATCAGGAAAGTGTATATACTAGTGATGATAATGGATCTACTTGGACAACCCGCAGCACAAATAGTATGAATCCTTCTTGGACTCAAATATCTATTTATAATAATACTATTGTTTTAGTGGGACTAAATAATAACTACTACTTAACAAGCACCGATAACGGCACATCTTGGAAAAAACGATTCTTAGGCATATAATATAAGTACAATATCAAGGATATACTATGGCTAATTTTAGAAATCTTATCACAGGTAATGGGATACTACTAGGATTGTCTGACGACAATCAGATGTATGTTTTAGGAGATAATACTAATAAAAATTTAGTATCTAGAATAGGTAACGATGGACCATTATATGCTGCCGGATGGAAGTCTGCATCTGTTAACGCAAAACATTCCGCCGCAATAACAAACAATGGACAGCTATATGTGTGGGGAGATAATGCATACGGCCAATTGGGTGTTGGTGGTTCAATATCATCATCTATGGATCCTATATTATTAGATAATAGCGAATGGTTGAGCGTAAGTTGTGGAGCTAGACATACTATTGCTATTCAGAAGGACGGATCTTTATGGGGTTGGGGATCCAATCAGTTCGGACAACTAGGCCCTAATGCTTCTGCTATACAATATATACCATACAGAATATCCGAGCCTTCTTTTAATAATGTGTCATTGCTATTGCACCTTAATGGTTTTGCTGGTACAACTAATATTTCTGATAGTTCTCTATTGCCTAAAAATGTCAGAATCGTCGGTTCTGGTAGACTTTCTTCTACTCAGTCCAAGTTCGGCGGTATGTCGTACTATTATGGAGATACTACCAATAGTGCTATAGACGCCAATGGCTCATATGAAGATTTAAAATTTGGTACTGGCGACTTTACAATAGAAGGATATTTTTATCTTAATAGTAATAGTAGTGATAATTTTCTATATGATACAAGACACCCATCGTATGGTGGAGACGGATCCTATGCTTATGTTACATCTACCGGTATTCTCAATGTAGAAGGTCAAACGACCATTGTGATGCCAACGAATCGTTGGGTGCATGTGGCTTTTAGTAGACAGTCTGGTATTTTAAGAACTTTTTTTGATGGAGTATTAGTTTATACTCAAACATCTACCGCTAATTACAATTCTGGATATTGTTATATAGGTGGCGCTGCCTACTATCCTGTTGGTGCTTCTCCATTTAGGGGATACATAGATGAGATAAGAGTAACCAAAGGCATATCAAGATACGTTTCTGCGTTTACAGCACCAGCTGTGCAATTCATTGACTCTAGTGATGCTTATCTCAAAATTTCGGCTGGATCATTCTTTAATCTTGCTATTAAAGCAGACAATACTCTATGGAGTTGGGGAGATAATTCATATGGACAATTAGGAACATCTTCTACAGTAGTCTCAAGACCAACACTATTACAGGTAGGTCTAGACAATAACTGGAAAGATATTGTGTGTGGTGATAGCCATGCTTTAGCAGTAAAATTAGATGGTTCGCTATATTCTTGGGGATATAATAGTTTCGGTCAGTGCGGGCTTGGTACACTTAATGAGAGTTATAGTAGCCCGGTGGCTGTTACGGGAGTTGCTGATGGAGTCGTAAACTATCCAATTTTAGGTATTACTTTAGACAATGAAAAACGCATAGCGTGTGGTAAAAATCATAGTTTCATTATAGCCAGAACATCTCTCGGAGATAATATACTATACGGAGCAGGAGACAACAGTAATTCGCAATTAGGTACAGGTAACAACGACCCCAAAAGAATATTTACTGCAATAGATCTAAGCAGGAGATTCGTTTCCACAGATGCTGGAGTCAACCATAGTCTTGGTAAATTAGACTTGCCAGAAAATCAACCAACCCCTAGTCCAACAGCAACAACTACACCCACACCCACTCTTACAGCCACAACAACCCCCACTGTTACACCAACCAAAACAACCACTCCTACTGTTACACCAACACAGTCATCTACTCCAGTAGGACCTCCTCCGTCACCATCTCCAACCACCACAATATCACCAACTCCTTCACTACCGGCTAGAGCGGGTTTTAGTTGGTTTCCTATCAACATAGTATCTAGGGCCTTAAATAGTATAGTTTATAGTTCTAAGTTAGATAGATTTGTGGCAATGCCGAGAAATGGTAATATTCCAGCTATATCTGAAAATAGCACAGCCACTAGTTGGATAGATACGAATGCCTTACCGGCTAGTATGGCAGAACCCGAAGTTATTGATGCTAAACACTATTTATTTTCTTATGAGCCATCCATTAGTACTAGATCTAATGGTAATAATATAGCTATCTCTAATGATGGATTCAATTGGATTAATAATACTGTTGTTAGAACAGATTCAAATAACTATAGCATCACCAGCGCAGCCTCATATGCTCACCCATCAAGTGTTGATGGACATATCATAGCTGTTGGTCCAGTAGCAAATAGTGGTAGTCGCACAGCATTAAGATATAAAAAGATAACAGTTAAAGATACGAACAACATTACTGCTAGTATGATCCCAGAAAGAGATTTTGCACCCTTCTTAGATACAAATAATAGACCTATTTTAACAGCTAATACAGCTAATTATAATAATTATGTCGGTAGTGTTACAGACGTGAGGTACAACGGTGGTCCTAGCTACTATGGCGCTATGGACATGACAGGAAATGTAGACGAATGGACTAGCACATCTGGTACTGGAGGAACATCATTCGTAGCGTTGGGAGGTAATTATACCACCATTAATCCTTCTAAAAATAGTACTGTTTCTATACCATCTTCTATTAATACGGTTGCCACACGCGGGTTTAGAGTCGCCAGTATCACCAATCCAACCACCAACTATGGCGAATTTGTGTCTGTGGGAGATATCAATAACGACTCAGATAACGGCATAGGTTCTGTAACATCTGAATACCGTATTGCGAAATATCCAGTAACTAATATAGAATATGTAGAATTTTTAAATGCGGTACAACCAAGCGGAAGTATCAGCGAACTACATAATATTCCTGCTATAACAGATAAAGATATTGGTATTAAATTACCCTATACAATTTCTAGTACTATAGAAACTAATTCTAATTACTCAAAAGGTATAGCAATAAACCCTAATACCAACCGAGCATATGTTTGTAAGTATTATGATAATACTGTTGTTGTTATCAATCTTAATACTTTGACAATAGAAGCAACTATTAATGTTGGATTTCAACCATGGTCTGTAATATGCGATGTCACCAATAATAGAGTCTACGCATCTATCTCCGGTTCTAATAGGGTTAGTGTCATAGACGGCAACAATAATACTATTATTGGCAATATTGTTACTGCAAATATACCAAGATACATGGCATTAGATACCGTAAATAACAAACTCTATATATCTCATGTTGGTGCTAACTCTGTTGGAGTTGCTAATGTAAATAATATTACAGCCAATATGACTTTACAAAATTCCATCTCTATTTTGGGTACCCCTCTTGGCTTGGCCGTAGATTCCGTAAATAATAAATTATATGTTGGATTCTCTGCATCTTCTTTGTCTAATATTAGAGTTATTAACACAGCTAATTTAGCTACAATATCAACCACAAATTTAGAGACAAACACATTTCCATTTGACCTGAAGCTGACCAATGATGCAAGTAAGCTGATTATAGCCGAGAGCAATAACAATACATTAGCTATAATGAATACAACGACCTACATTGTATCATCTAGGGTGTCCTTGGGGGCTAGGCCAGGCGGTCTTGTATTAGATGCTCAAAACAAGGCATATGTTTCTGGTTACGACCAAAATAGTCTGATTACAGTAGATACGAATACCGGAGCTATTGTTAATAGAACTATAGTAATAAATGGAACTAGTCAAGTAGAAAATATAGCCTTGGCTAATAATAAAATTTATCTAGTCGGATGGACTACTAGTAAAATCTATACTGTTGAATTGTCAACATCGTATGCTGTTATTCCTGGTATGGAATATAAGCCAGTATCACACATTAATTGGTATAATGCTGCACGTTATACTAATTGGTTATCTAATGGTAAACCGAATGGTGTTCAATCATCAACTACAACAGAAAATGGAGCATATCAACTATCTGGTAATAGTGGTAATCCAACGCTTAATATTACTAATCCAAATACTGGATCGGCACCATCTTATTTTCTGCCATCTAGAAACCAATGGTACAAAGCCGCATACTATAAGGGCGGTAGTACCAATGCTGGGTATTGGCTATATGGTAATGCATCAGACACACTCAATCCAGCATATTTGTTTGGTAACAGCTTAGAGAATTTACCATCTTCCAACAGTGTTGTTAGAGTAAGAAAAGATGGTCTAGTTGTTGTTGCTGGTCAGGGTTTTGTATTGATGTCAAATATAATGCCCAATAGTATTCCAAGTTGGAATTATCATACCCTCTCCGAATTAGCGGAACCTGTTGATATACTATTTGGAGACAATAATAGGATTATTATCCTACAAAAGGCTTTGGGTACAGTTTCGGCTAATAATAAATACTATTATAGCGATGCGGTTAATTATGCTAATACATATCCAACAATTAACTGGAATATTGGTACATTACCAGCCACCACATCCACAACCACCATAGGTGCATCGTCTTATGATAATGGTGTTTTTGTTGTTGTACCATTAGGTGCTTCCTTATCTGCTTCTTCTTTTGTTTCCTACGATGGCATTAGTTGGAATACGATTTCTTCTACAGTATTATCTAATAAAATATGGAGAGGTCTGGCTAGTAAGAGTAATCTATTTGTTGCTGTGGGAGACAATTCTCCATTAGCTGCCATTAGCTATAGTGATATTAGAGTTACTCCTACACCCACTACCACCCCAACAGTTACACCATCTAATTTAGGTATAGTTATTACACAACATCCTAAGAATGTTGATATAGTTTTAGTAGCAGATAATAATGCTGGCGGAGTAGCTATATTTAGTGTAGTTGCTTCTTCTAGACAACCCATATCATATCAGTGGTATGAGTCTGTTAATAATGGAGCGTTTGTTGCTATTCCAGGAGCCACACTAAATAGTTTATCTATCAATAATATAACCAGTAGTAAACATAATAATAGATACTATGTAAAACTAACTTCTGGAACTATTATTGTTGATAGCAATATAGCAACATTAAATGTATTTACTAATTCGCCTATTGCTATTTTACAACAACCCAGTAGTACGACAGCAGTTAATGCATCAGCATCCTTTACTGTATTGGCCACTATTAATTATCCTTCTCCAACACCAACTACCACAACAACCACAACCCCAACACCTACTCCCACAGTGACACCCTCTGCGTCTGTGTGAATGGTGTAATTACTAATATAATTCATTTAATATTAAAGGCTAAATTATGGGATTAACGTATCAATGGCAAGTATCAACAGATAGTACGGCGACAGTATTCGTTGACTTACAAGACGGTCCATTGGTATCTGGAACCAAGACTCAAACACTATTATTTAATAATTTAACAGTAGCAGATAACAATAAAAAATATCGTGTTGTTATTGGCAGTACAGATTTTAATGTGGCTCCTGTGGTTAGTGATGCCGCCACACTATTTACAGCACCGACAATCACTTTGAGCACAATAGCCGATATTGCTACAACAGACACAACAGCAACATTTAGTATTAGTGGTGTTGCGAATACTGGGGTAATTAGTTATCAATGGCAGAAAAGAATACCATGCGCCCCGACTGCCACAGAACCATGCTTTATTAATTTGGTAGACCAAGCAGGCTCAGTAAGCGGATCACTTACGCCGAATCTAACATTATCCGGCTTAACAGCCTCTGTACACAATAATTCTCAATATAGAGTTGTAGCTAGCGCACAGTGTTGTGGAACAACAGCTATTACACAATCATCAAATACAGCCACATTACAGGTTGCTACAGTAGGACAATCATTATTTATTACTAAAGATTTGACAGATGCTATAATCGCTACAGATAAAACTGCTTCTTTTAATATTGAAATTCAAACAACAACCACAAATTCTACACCAGTACCAGTAACATTTGTATGGCAGAAATTAGTGGGTGGCAACTGGACCAATGTTACTAATAATCAGCCGATTCAAAGTTCGGTTATCAGTTCTACACTATTACTATATAAGCAAACTCTTTCTATTATTGGAGCCGCCGACAATGAATCTTACAGGGTTATGGTTAGCGACGGCAGATCATCTCTTACCAGCCTAACTGCAAAAACCAAAAATCCGGCAACCTGTGCCGATTGTGGTGGCAGTGGTACTGGAGATCCTCACTTTTATTTAGGAAATAATTACGGTTTTGATGATAATCCCATTGTTAATGGACATAAAGAAATTGTAATGCTTTATATTAAGAATAAAAAAGACAATACAGAACACGTATTAACTTGTAAAAATACTGGAACTTTTGGTAGGTCTTCTCCATATAATGTAGAAAGAACTTCTTATACACAATTTAAAGATGGTAAGATAGTTGGTACCAGAGTAGACAACGCCAAAGCAGATATGATGGGCGTAGCTATGATGAACGCCAGCCCAGGAACTTTCGGTTTTAAATGGTCAATATTGAATGCTGCAAATATCAATAAAGCACCAGATTTAGATATAGTAATTGGCGGCGCTTGGTATTGGATGTGTAAATCTTTAATTCAATATCTAAAAAAGAATCCAGCTTTTATGAACCTAGGATGGCCATATATCGGTTGGATTCATGCGGATGGTATTGGTTTGGGATTGGCTCCGTATAATCTTATCAGAGAGAATTTTGAAATAGATAATTTATATCTTAAAAATAGTGGAAGTGCAAATATCGATGGTTTTTATATAGCTTCTAGTAAAGATGATAAAAATAGCACCAGATACAACAAAGACAACAGTGCCTACTCTATTATTAGAGATCGTGGAATATGGCAAATTAAAACTAGAGTATTGTCTACTGTTAACGCTAGTATGATTTCTAATACTAAATTTAGTATTAGTATATCTAAGTATGTAGATGCTGAAAGTTTAAGCGTAGGACTTGGTGTTGGTGGTACAACCGCTGGTATGTTTTCTGGCAATCCTGTGATATCTTCTATCTCATATAATTATCCTACCCAAGCCCGTGCCAGAGAAGACCAAACAGCCATCACTGCTGAAATTACCGTTAGTGGTGGACAGATTCTTAATAGCGGATCAGTAATATTTGGATATTTTGTAGACACAACAAATGGTAATAATACAGTTACTCTTCCAAATATATTTACCGCCGCTGATACATATATTGGTCAAAAAATTAATATTACCGGCGCCACAGCCGCTAATACCACAATTACTAATATTAACGGAAACACATTAACATTAAGTAGTAATTGCACAGCCACCGGTAGATTCCCATTGGAAATTATTTATGCTGAATCTTTTGAAGACAATACTATTTCTCCAGATTTGTCTGGTGGATGGCTGAAAGATAAAAATATTATTCTAGATATCAAATTATTACCGTTATTATCTAGTCCCGAAGGATTATCAAAAATTTCAGAAGATATTAGTGCAAACCCTCGTTTTTGGCACGAACTATCATTAGCATTATCTGGTAAACCATTAGATGGAACTCCTGTAAATAGTATTGTATCTCATCCCAAAGATACCATTTCTATCAATGGAACAGCGTCGTTTACTGTTACTGCTGAATTTACTAATTCTAAATATCAGTGGCAAAAATCAACCAATAATGGCGTATCTTGGACAGATATTGCTGGTGCCACAAATTCTACTTTAGTTGTTAACGCCATCAAATCTGATAATGGTACATTATACAGAGTAAAAGTAGATAGCCTACTGACTAGCAATAGTGCCAAACTATCCGTTCCTGCGACTTTAAAAATTACTCAAGAACCTTCAAATGTGAATGCTACTAATCTAGAGGCTGTATTTAGTGTGGTGGCTAGTGGCGTACAGCCCATAACATATCAGTGGCAGAAATCAGACGATAACGGTATTAACTTTACTAATGTTGCCAACAATAATTTATCAACTTTAGCATTAAGTAATCTGAGAGCCGAAGATGACAACGATCTATATAAAGTTTTAATATCAGATGGTGCTGGGGACTCTTACGCCTCAGCCCCTTATAGGCTATCTATAAACCCAGTACTTTCTGTTACGTCACAACCAACAGACCAAACAGCCTCAGAAGAAGAAACGGCCACATTTAATGTCTCCGGAGTTTGCAACAACGGACTACTTAAATATCTATGGGAAGTATCAACAAATAATGGCGTATCATACGCCGTAGTTGGACAACCTTCTTATTCTGGTATACTAAACTTAAGTGGACTTAAAATTTATGACAATAATAAGCTATATAGAGCCAAGCTTATTTCTGACATTAAGAATAATTTTATTTATTCTAGTGGTGCGAGATTATTGGTTCCTAACAGCCTTACAATAATTACTCAGCCAGCAAACACTATTTCTTCTAGCGGAAATGCCACCTTTTCCGTGGGTGCAAATTCTACTCAGCCGCCATTGAGTTATCAGTGGCAAACACAAGCCCCTCAGTCTAATAACTGGACAGATCTCGTATCTGCAACAGGATCTACCCTAAATATTTCTGGACTAAAACTGGTAGACGATAACACTAAATATAGAGTCGTATTAACAGATCAAAGAGGTTCTGTTTATAGTGAAAATGCTATTGTAGATACCACTCCACAGATTTCTATTACACAAAACATTTCTGGTTATACTAGTAATGACTATAAGCTCAATCTTAGAGTTGATGCTGCTATTTTAACAACCACACTAGAAAACACCTCTGGAAGTTTGGCATATAATTGGGAAAAGGCCAACCCTGGGTCTAGCTTATTTTCTCCACTAACCGGCATACCAGCTAGTCAAAACTATTTATTAGAAGACCTTAAGGTGGCAGACAGCGGAGTAAGATATAGGGTTAGATTGAGCCTACCCGGAGCTAGAGATGTTTACTCTAACACAGCTCAAATAGATGTACCACAATCTATTACAGTGAATGTTAAAACTCCTATTGTAGCAAAAATTAATTATCCTAATACTGATATAACTTTATCTGTTGATGCCACCACTAAAGTACCACCACTAAGTTATCAATGGCAAAAAACTAGTACTACCAATAGTATTATCAACTATCAGTTCCCTAATAATGATCCTTTCTATGATAGGGTCGAACTCTTTATGGAAATGAGTGGTGTTTCTGGCACAAGATCTTTCATAGATTCTACCAACAAAACTTATATTATTCCATATAGAGACGATTCTATATATAACCAATCTGCTGATATCAAATTATCTAATTTAGATTTTAAGTCTGCTCCTACTAGTGCTAGATTTAATGATATATATAGTCATTTAAGAGTATTTGATAGTGGCAATAGTTTATATTTTGGTAATAAGAATTTTACTATAGAATATTGGTATAAACCAACAGCATATTCTGAAATGAGCGTTGTTTCTCGTAGACGTAATAGTTCATGGCCTAATTATGGTAATGTTGGCTGGACTTTAAGTAGTACTCGTTTTAGAGCTAAAATAGGAGGAGTTTGGAGTAATGATTGGATTAATGATAATGGTAATCTAGCTACTATACCAGTAAACGAATGGACACACGTCGCATTGACTCGCTATAATAATACATATAGATTATTTAGAAATGGTTCGATGGTTGGCAGTTTCTTTAATGACGGAATACTAGACGAAACTTCTGGACCGTTGGTAATAGGAACATCTAGTTCTACTCAGATTGATGGAACAGAAAATAGTTATAGTTTGGTTGGTTTTCTAGATAATTTAAGAGTTACTGTTGGATTGGCTAGATATACACAAAACTTTATTCCAGATACTATAATAGATACTGATTATCAAGTTGCTACTACTAGCAATACTTTTACAAATATACCAAATGCGACAGGCAACACACTGACATTAGAAGGATTGACTAGCACCAATAACCTAGAACAATATAGGGTTGTTCTAACGGATCCTGTTTCTACAGTTATAATAGAGAACTGAAAAATGACACAAATTTATACCTCGAATACAGTATTAGTAACAGCCAAAGCTCCTATTGTGAACTTTTCCGAGGGAGACTCTGCTACGTTAGTCGCAGATGTAAATATAATATGGATCAACCCCGGTTCCGCACAAAGGTTTTTAACTCATAAATGGCAGGAGTCAAATGACAACGGCGTGACTTGGAGAGATATTAGTTCTGGAACCACAGACCACCCCTTATCAAACAATAATCTAGCGCCCACAAAAACTACTTCATTATTAGATAATCAATTAACTGATTTAGAACTATCAGAATTTAATATAGCTAAAACCAAACCTATTGTAGCATCTTTAACTGTTGATAATGTATTATTAAATCAAGATAATTATTTATATAGATGCATAGTATTATTATATAATAATGACCTTAATACTATAGAGAGTGCTGGAACTAGTCAGAATATTTTTCTAAATGTTTCAGAGAAGAAAACAGGACACATATTACCAGCTTTCGATATTCCTTGGGATCCAATGAATCCTCGTGGTGTTATCAAGTCTGGTAATCTAAAGTTTGATCAGAATACAAAAATTGAACTCTTTAAACTAACTAAAGATGCTTGTGGCACCCAATGGCGAATTATAGAAGTAGGTTATAGTTCACAATATTTAAATGGAAATATCACTAATGGTATACCTGTCGGATTACCCAAGACGTATGGACCAAATGACCAAACATATCCAGGATATATGGAATTACAATTTTACTGTAATAATAATTGGGTCACTCAAGAATCTTGGATTTCTTTAGAAGGAAATGACGAACACACCCTTGACAAATACGGTCCAGTGTCCCCTGTAACAATAGCAATTAACGGACAAACACTACTTCAAGAAACTTCTCTTGGTACACAAGATAATCCATTGGTAATTCAGCCAACACCAAGTGCCGATGGGGATACATCTTTAAATGTTACTGGTGCTTCATCTAGTAGTTCGGTATCTGTGTCTTGGAATGGTACTGCTTTGGGTCTTGGCGGGGTTATTGGTATCCAAGCGGCTGGTACACAAACTATCACAGTTCCAGCATCTTTTGCGTTGCCAGTACAGGTAACTATTACTGGTGGATGCGATGATGATCTAGTTGTCAATGGACAAATTATTAATCAAGATAACAGTGCCGGTTCTGTTAATTATACTTTTAGTTGTGAGACTAGAACATTCACTGTAAGTGTTTATAATGCTGTAGCGGGTGGGACTGCCTATGACTACAATATTTCTTTTGCTGGCACTCAAAGTAATAACACTGCCGTATCATCTATTAGAGCAGATACCACGAACATATTAACGATATCACAAGCTTCTGAGACAAAGAATGTTACAATTAATGGAAATAATAATAGCTGGACCGAAGCAGGTATCAATGTACAACAAGGATCTAGACTGTTTATATCCACAACAGGAAACATACAGTGGTCTACAAATAATTTTAGTAGTCCTTCTGGAGTAGCCTCTGGCAATAATATTCTATATAGTGGTATCCCTCAATCTGCTCTAGTCGGTCGTATTGGTACTACGGGAACTCCTTTCTATGTTGGCGAAAACTATAATAGTTTTGCTGATAGTAGTGGTCCGTTATTTTTATCTGTTAATGACAATATTAAAAATGATAATACTGGATCGTATATATCTGTAATTAAATACGCAACTCCTGATCCATTGGGTATTAAGGTCACCACACTGAATCCTGAAGCTTATGATGTTAATACTCAAGATCTGGACTTTTCAAAAGTATCTTTATTATTAACAGCTGATGATGATTCTATTAGTGATGTTTCTATTAAGAATAGAACTTTTACCAGTTCATCTGTTGATTTTACTAATCAAATTAGTACTTTTGGAGAATATTCTTCTGGTTATACCAATAATGGTTATACTGTTACTAATTCTGATAGTTCGTTAGGTTTTGCTGGGGACTTTACTATTGAAGGGTGGTTTTATTTTACAAAAAATAATGTTGGATATCAAGGCTTGATGTCTACCTATAGAACTAGTGATATTAGTGGATGGATATTGGTATTAGAAAGTAATAATACATTAAGATTTTATGCCACAAATGCTGGAATTACGTGGTATTGGCCAATGTCTATATCCTCTAATTACGTACCCACACTAAATAAATGGACATATATAGTTATTCAAAGACTTGGGTCATCAGCGAAAATGTTTGTTGACGGCATAGAGGTTGGGTCTACATCTAATAATCTCGATATTACGAGTGGCTCTAAGATAGAAATAGGTAGTTATTTATATTTTCCTGGTGGACGCAAATCATTACAGGGATATGTGGGTGAAGTTAGAATCACAAAAGGATTAGCTAGATATCCACTAAATAATCCACAAATTCCTAATAAGCCATTTCCCAAAAAATCTTATAGTGCTACTCAAATTATAGATATTTCTGGTAGTCAAAAATCAGCCACTCCAGTATATGATAGTAGCGGCAAATTCTTATACTATGAATTTAATTCGAAAAATAGCTATATTGGACCATATAATGAACCAGGACAGTTGAGTTTGGTATACTCCTATAGTAATGGCACACAAGTATCTGCTCAGACACCGGGAGAAGCATACTTTCAAGCTTTTGATGGCAGTAATAGATATTTTAGAAAATTAGGTGTTTATGATCTAGATTGTTGTTATCAATATCCTAGTTACTCTCCTGATGATGGTTATTATATTCTAACTAAAAGGGCAGATGGTCAGTGCGTAGTATTCGACAGTGTTAGGTGGTATGCTGTCAATGGATATGAAAAAGGTAAAATAATTCCGTGTATTACTATTCCTGAGTCTATTGGACATCCTAATGATAGTGCTACATGGAGATCTATGGGATATGGTAATAACTGTTGCAATACAGACGGTACAAAAAATTATTATGAACTTACCGATGAAATATTTTTTGCTCCTACTCCCACGCCAACCGTTACTCCTACTAGTGTAACCCCGACACCAACCCCCACAGTTACATCAACCATTACAGCAACCCCCACGATAACACCATCTGTTACAACTTCGGCCGTTCCTCCTGCTTTCGATAGTTTATATAGCGATGTTATATTACTAATGAATATGTCTGGAACGAATAATAGCAAAACTATTATTGATTCATCATTATTAAATAATACTATTGTTGCTACAGGCAATGCCGCCATCTCGACTGCTCAAAGTAGATTTGGAGGATCTAGTTTATTGGTGCCAACAGCAACATCTAGCCGTAATGGTATATATCTTTCAGCATCTAATGAATTCAATTTTGGTTCTGGTAATTTTACTGTAGAGTTTTGGCTTAGACAGAATAGTACTCCACAATCTGGTGCTCGTATATTTCAAACCACCGAAAATAATGACTTAAATTCTGGAGTAGACATATACTATCCCAATAATACTAACGCTATTGTTGTTAAGCTTTCTGATAGCGACAACAATATAGCCACACTATCTTTAGGTAGTGCTGATACATCTACATGGAATCACTATGCTGTAGTAAGAAATAATCATAGTATTATTACATACAGAAATGGAGCACAAGTTTCTTCACAATATAAGATTATGAATTTGTCTAATGCTTCTGGTAATATTGTTGTTGGTGGAAATGCTACAGTCGGACCCAATAGATCGATAAATGCCTATATTGATGATTTTAGAGTTACAAAGGCCGCTAGATATACTAGTAATTTTAGTAGTCCAGCTTTTCAGTTGGTGAATATTGGACCACCTATAAGTCCTACGCCGACTACTACTTCTACTCCTACACCTACTAGTGGCTTTATACCTTCTCCAACACCAACTCCTTCTAGTACCAGTGTTGGCGATCCTCTGTGGAATAGTGTTGCTTTGTTGATGCCTTTCGATGGTACAAATAATGCGACTACTCTTGTAGATGTATCGAACAATCCATTAACTATAAACAATGCCAGTAATTTCATTACTTTGAAAACAGATATTAAAAAATATGGATCTGCAAGTGCATTATTACCTGGTTCCACCTCTAATTCTCAGGCCACATCTTCTTCTAATAAACTTATTGTAGGGACATCAGACTTTACTATAGAATTATGGGCTTATAGAACCTTAAATAGTACAGATAGAGGTATATTGCACTTAAGATCCGGATTTGATACCTATAGTGGCCTAGCTATTGGTGTTAATACTATTGGTAGATGGGCAGCATATATCGGAGGATCTGAAAGAGCATCAACAGTATTAGCTGCTGAAAATAGCTGGGTACATTTAGCTCTGACAAGATCTTCAGGAACTACTAAGTTTTGGGTGAACGGAACAGAAGCTATATCTATATCCGACACAACTAACTATACTATGAATACTATAAATATTGGTAATTGGTATGGTGATACCTATCGATTTACAGGATATATTGATGACTTAAGAATTACAATAGGGGCTTCTAGATATGGGGCCGTTTCCCCATTCGCTCCTCCTTCATCATCACACCCAACATCATAATTTATATTATAGGAAATAATTTATATGAATACACTAATACTAAATTCTAGTCAGCCATATTTATATAGTGACGGCAGCGTATCATATATGTTATATTGTTATGCTGATCATTCTATTTCTTTAGACTATGGTGGTTCCTCATATGTCATAAGACCATGGAAAATTAAGCTATTAAACTTAAATACCAACAATAGTACAACCACTCAAACCCCGTCGTATAATGAACAATATGGTCGAATTGCTTTAGAATGCAATCCACACGTTATTATCAATAATGGTGTGATTAAGTTATATTATACTGCCGGTTTTATGAAAACCGATAATAGTCCTATAAAATATTATTTATGTTGTATGACAGCAGATAATTTAAGCCTAACAAATTTAACAGATTTTACTGTTATACATAAAACTTTTAGTGGTACTTTTATAATAGATAATGAGTTATTATTTGTAGATAAAGTTTATGGTAAAGATACTTTGATTCGCAAGCATATTGATGCTACTAATGGAACCATAGTACCAACAAACACCATGTCATTAGAAGAGATACTCAGAGTTACAAAACAATTTGGTACAGACCAGATTATTATTACTGGAAAAACCACAGAAAAAGCATACGCTTCATATCTTCTAAATAATGACCTAACTATAGATCATAGAATTAATAATTCATATAATATGGACGTATATAAATGTAGTATACTAGGCAATACTATGGCCTATACTGTACGCAATGAATCTTATGGTCCGGAAGATGTTGAGAGTAGAAGCATAGTTATTGAAAATAATGTTGCTTAAGATAGTGGTGTATTCTATAATAGTTATGATTTACTAGGAGATATATTATGGCCAATCCGGATCTAAAAGTTACTTTCCCAGATGGAAATATCAAGCACTTAGCCAACAACCAGTGTGATTGTCCTAATACGCTTGAGGTGGTAGTTAATAACTTAGTGGTTGGCAAAAAATATACAGTGTTTATTAATAATCTCAACAATACAGCGGTCAGAACATTCCCCAGCAGCTACAGCTTTGTTGCACAAAACGCCAACAAGACACTATCGTTTTATTACCAATTTAGTTGATTTTTAGTGTTGAGGATTATAATCTAAGGACATCAACACAATGCCATATGCACTTAATACTGATACTGGTTTAGACAACGTAGAATTTTCAGCTCAGACCGCAACAACTAGACCAGTATCTATTCTTTTTAATGGTTCGGGCATACACACAATCTCCGGCCCCGTACCATTAGTAGATATATCCAAAGCATATAATAGAACTAGTACTGGAGAACTAGAGAGTATTCTTAATACTATTACTCTAACTGGTAAAATTATTAGACCAGATATCTCTCCTCCTCCTACTAGTGGTATCAAAACTGTTATTACTGCCATAAGCGGACTCCAAGCATTATTCACCAAATGCTCCACCGGACACTTAGTAATTCAATGTGATGGCACGGATATGTTGAGTGTTTCTGGTGTTATGGTAAAAGATGCTTCTTTTAATAGATCAGAAGACAACTGGGTATATAGCGCTGATTACACAATATCTTTAGAGTACTATGAACCTGGACAACCGGGTGCTGCTGTTGTACAGAATACTAGTGATTCTTGGTCTATAGAACCATTAGAAGATTATGTATATAGTTCTTTTAGTGCAACTGTTAAAACAAAACCAGAAACACATAATCCACAATTAAAACCTAACCCACTTCCTGGGGGTGGCGGAGGTAGCGGCGGTTCTTCTAACTTGGGCGGTGATGGATCTGGTACAACGCTTAATGTTATTAATGTGCCACAATATAGAATATCGAGAAGAGTATCTGCTGTGGGACTGCCCGTATCCGCTCCTGTTTCGTCTACTGGTGCTGGTGCCAATACTTGTGTGAGTGGTGCTGGTAATAAAGCATATATGGAAGCTAAAAAATGGGTAGAATCTAGACTAGAATATACTTTCGAAGGACAGAAGGTTATCAGTAATGCTTCCGGTGCCAGCGGTCTTGTTTATGTTATGACCACACCCAGTATTAGCAATTTTAAAGATACCTTTTTATATAATCATGTTAGAAGTATTAATTTTAGTATAACAGACGGATCTTATGAAGTTAATGATACTTGGCTTGCTATGCCTACTGGTATTAAATATATCGAAGACTATAGTATCGAATGTTCTACAGATGATAGATATGTAAAGACAGTAAGAGTGCAAGGTAATATTAAAGGTCTTTATATGTCATCTTTTGATGTGATGAAAGGATCCGGTGGAGTTGGATTACCTCCTACCGGTGCCGGGTATTTAAATATTGTGCCCAATTCTGGTAGGCTCACAGGAGCATTACCCGGAGCTGCCAATATATTGGATTTGACTGGTAGTGTGGCCGGATCTCAATCTACTTTTTATGGAAATCCTTATCAAAATGCTAGTAGTGGTTGGATTTTTGATATCAAGCCCTATGTATATCGTAGAGCATCATTAGCAGTCTATAATAATATACATGATCGAAATCAGAACTATGTATCTCCAGCAACCAATCCTCCACCACCACCCAATAATCCTGTCTATTGTCACGAGACTTTACTCAATGTAATTCCAGTGAGTACCACAGAAGGACACGATCCAAGAAAAGGTACGATTAGTTATAGTTATGAATTTAATAATAAGTTTAATTTAGTTAGTGGCGTAATATCAGAAAATATTACTATCAATGAAACAGGTCCCACAGATGTATTTAGCGAAGCATTTGTTATAGGTCGTCAACTTGGGCCAGTTCTTCAGTCATTAGGAACAAAAACTTCCACTAAGAAAGATCTTACAATAGAAGTTGTGGTAGTTCCACCCTCGTCCATAGCCGGTTTAATAATGAGCAATAATCAGTGTCCGTTGTGGACAGGTGGTTCGGTGTATAGTCATATACAAGGAATAGTTGATGGCCTCAAGCCATTTGGTGCTAGGAGCAATAGTTATTTTGGCAATTTAGCTAGGACTCAGTTACCGGGACAGGTTTATTTATCTCAGGACAATCATTCATGGAATCCAACAGAAGGAAGATACTCTAGATCCGTTAGTTGGGTATATCAACAATGCTCAACAGATAAGGTATATCTAGATCACTAATTATGGCTAAATCATGCACAGATAATAAGACACTCATTCCTGCTCAAACACTATTTTTAGGCGCTAGCGTAGCGGACTTTAGTGTTAATATGGGATGGGGAGGTCAAGCCTCTCAGTTAAATGTTACGCTTGTGGAAGACTTTAGTCCAGCTTGTACTGGAATTCCTCAAATAGTAACTCGCGGTGGAAGTTATGATGCTGATAATCATTATCATGACTGTAATTCTGATAGAGAATGCTATATGGATGAAAAGGGTATGCCCTATAATCCAGACGGAAATCCGCCTTCTCAAGAAAGAGTAGTTCCTGGCAAGGTTTATTATGCTTGGACCAACAACAATGGATTTGTGTCTAGATATTGGCGAAACGCCGATCCTGGATTTTTTGGGTTCAAGAGTGCGATAGATATTACAGGAGCCTATGATGTTGCTAAATATAATACTTCTAAAGGTATGGATATTATAAATACCCCAGTATTTTTTAAAATAGGAGATTTTTCTTTTAGTGGTATTGTACAGTCATGGGAGAAGGATGTTAGTAGTGGGGGATTAACCTATCGTGTGAATATTGAAAGTATAGATTCATTGTTGAGTAATTCATATATTATTCTTGGTGGCTATGCTGGTTCTATTTTTTCCAAGCTACCGGGTGCTGTATATGGAGGGCCAAAGAACTTTACCGGTTCTGGATTAACATATAATGGTAAAATAGTAGAAGGTAATCTTGCTAATGTTTTTAATGTATATGGGTTTTTAGAATCTATGGGCTTTGAGAGTTTCGGAGCCTCATATAGAAACGAAAACGGCATTAGTGCAAAGTCTGTTATCGATGCTTTGGCGGTACTAACATCGTCTGATTCTACTAGTTCTAGTGATCCAGCACATGCATTATTACAAGAACAGAAGAAGGCGTTTTCTCCATTTGGTCGTATTATTTTAAAAACAGCACAGGAAAACACAACCTATACACGATTAAGTACTAATCATGCTTATAGTATGGGTTTGATTCCACCATCCTTAGATTTAGATGGCATAGAAAGATGTCATTTTACACTAGATCTATCAGAAATGCCTATTCCACCGAATGATTACAGAATTAATGATAATGTCTTAAGTATAATGGATTTTATATCCAATGTTTGTGAGGCAACTGGTGTTGATTTTTATTTTGATATGTTGGTGGTTCCATATCAGAATAAACCAATGAATGTTATTAAAGTTAGAACAGTTAATAGACGTATACAGCCAGCTCCTGGACAGATAGAAAGCACTATTAAGTCTTTCGCTGATAATGGTTTTCCAATGTCTGCTGGTAATATAGGAAAAGAAAAAAGCGATAGTGCTCCAAGAGTATTATACATGGGCGGAAAACAGCAAAGACTTTATCAGGCTAAAAGTTATAGATTGGGCTTTGCTAGATCAAATTACGTATGGAATCCTGTTAGTAAAACATTTGTTGATTTTACTTCTTATGATTTTGGTAAGATTAGAGCGCCGTGCGGATATTCTACTCGAAATACTACGCTGTCTACCAATATTAATGGTGCTCTTTTTACTGATTTATTTGACACCGACGAAACTATAAAGCAGACTATTACTGGTTTAGCGTTTGATGATGATGATACAGAGTGGCAGGATGCGGATTTGTCTGATAAGGCTTTGTCCGGTAATTATATCAAAACTAAATCAATTAAAAGACAATCTACTTCACAATTTAAAAGATTCTTTCCTTTATTTCAAGATGTAATTTGTCCGTTCTTTGGTTTCCAAATGAGCGAAACGATACCGCCAAATACTTCTACTACAGAGAATAACGACTTTAGGAGAGTTAGACCAGTTTATCTAGATACTTGGACTGGTCAAATAGTATTCGTGATAGGCTTATCCGATCTCCCTACTAATCTTAATGTTCCACTTACTTCCTTATATGGAAATAATCAATTAATTATTGGGGAAACAGAGATGAGGGCGGCGATGGCTGGCATAGATGAATACATGGCATATGGATTGGGTAAAATTTTTAAACCAGATCTTATCCTAATGTTATCTCAAGCTTATGCTAGTAGAGGTATTCAGATGGTTGGTGTCGGAGAAGAGAACGAGGGCTTTTTAAAATTTCCTAAACTCTCTGAAGCATTTAATATTAGTAATGAAGTGGGTGCTCCAGGCCCAGCAGCGCCACAGCCAACCAGTAGTGATATTAACTTTGATCTATTCTTAAATCCTAATCTGGTAAAAGACTTAACTACATTGGTGAATTTTATTTCTGATATAGGTAATACATATTATGGTAAACAATATTTAGTTAGAATTCCGGAATTAGCAACCTATAGAGATTATCAATATAGTAATTTTCAAATTCCAGTAGGCTCTCAAACAATATCTGTTTTTAAAGGTAGTGGTAAGATACAATATAATTATGAGCCTACCAACGAAGGAGCTTGGGAAGAGCCAGGAAACATCGTTGATGATACAATTTTAGTAGGAACTCCAAAATATTATATGTTATGTGAAGATGATGGTAGAATAGGACCAATATTAGGCTATAATGCTTCTGATGCATTTGATTATGTTTCTAGGGCTATTTGTGGATTAAGTGTTATATCTCAAGCAGCATACTATGAACAACAATATAGTAATCAGCCGGGTGGTGACAGATGGAGGAATGGAGCACTCAGGTACGATATGAAAGTTTTAGTTGATGCCGCCAGAGCAGGAGCATGTAATGATGATAAATTCTTCTTTTTGTCGTTAGATCTTAGTAGTATTAGTTCAGATGAATATGTTGTAGTAGATTCACCAGTAGCCTTAAGAGGTCCATATGATGCTGCGGTTGGAGCTTTTGGACCAGCAATTACTCCATTGTCCAAGTCTAAAAAAATCTATACTAAAGCATCGATTCATGAGGATATCATATATCTTAAGCCAGCCACACTAGAAGAACCTAGAGTTTTAATTACTACATCAAATAATCTTAATTTAGCAACCACTAGCTATTCGTATCAGACAGACCCCAACAGAACAGTTGTGGCCAATATTGCTCTAGAAGATCTTTTATTGTATTTAAAGTATGTAACTCCACCATACGATGATAATTTTATTAGATTTATGGCTCACTATATGAGTCCGATCATTGGTAATACAACATTATTGGTTAATGGATTTACAACCACAAATAGTGTACAACATGCTATGTTGGCTCCTAAAGCGGCGCACCCATACTTTGCTGGCATTCCTGTTAAATCTAATCAGTATACATATGGTCCTTGGACCAATTATCCAGAATTAATAAAAACCGACATTTTCCCAGGAATAGCCGGTGATGCTGCTAGTCGCGCTGTAGAAAATTTAATAGCTGGTGTTAAAGTAGAAGTACAAGAAGATTATGTTCCATGGAATTATGGTAGTGTATCGCTATTAGATAGCGTAGTTTTAGGAGAAATACAAGCTAATAGCAGTTATCAACAAATTACAGAAACAGCGAGGATAGATACTATTGGCTTGCCCACACTAGGTCTTGGTTCACCATTTATCTATACAGATCGAGCTGATGTGGAACAAGGCAGTATAATAATTAATAGTCAATTATTTACCCCAAGAATGGCGACACTTCCCTATGTACAAAAAAGATATCAAGCCAATAATAATCCTTTAGAAAACATACCTATTGTTGGAGAGCTTGTTATAGCACCTAATATTCCATCTCGCGCAGCAGTTACAACAGACTTAAGCTACAATATAATTGTGTTCGATGCAGAACACAGAAATGCTTATGCTCCTATTGTTAGTAATATACAGTGTAGTATTAGTCCTCAACAAGTACGTACTACTTATAATTTTAGAACGCATACTCGTAAATTAGGTTTATTTAATAAAGAAAATGCAGATAGAATTCGTAAATTTGCAGCTGCAAATATTAAACGTAATAAAGAATTAGCCACACAAACTAATAAGCTTACTAATAGAATAAATAAAGAAACACAAGAAAGATTACATAGTATAAAAAATGCTGGTAATCCATATGGATCCAAAAACCTACAATCTGGATTATATGGCACGAGTCCCACAGAAATTATGTGTGGTAGGGCTTTTCCATTCGTGAGTATGCCTAGGACTATACGAAAAGACTTAGCAACTCTTCGTCAGCAAATGAAGGCAAATAAAAAGCAACCAGGATCAAATGAATCTAATACTGGCGGAACTGGTGTTGTTCCATTTACACTTGAGATGCCCTATGGTCAAGATCCTGGTGAAAATCAGACAGAAAAAAACTTATATGCATTGAACGATACGTCCCAAAAAGAATTTGCCGAAGCCGGTAATCCAGCGAGATCATCTATTAGAAATAGTAGGTGGTCTACATATGTTGGTATATATCAATCAAAAGAAGCTCCCGCAGATCTTGTTAAAGAATATTCTTTAAAATCAGCCATGAGTTTGGACGGTATTTTTTCGCCAGTATCTTTTTATCCAACTAAGTTTTATAGCACATATCCATTACAAAAATATCAACGTCATGAATGTCCATACTGTGATAAAACAGGTATAATAAAAGATCAGGTATATACTAATGGAGCTACTGTTCAGATGGTGTCCTATCAATGCCCCTATTGCGTTAGTAAAAAAGACGGATTGGCAACAACCGCTACAACCACAGCATCTGCACAATCATTAGAGATTTTGCCACCATATATAGTTACAAATAAAAGAGATATTAATGTTATTACAGAATTTGGTTCATCTTCTTCTGTTAGTAGTACGTCTAGTAGTTCCAGTTCTAGCTCTGGCAGCGGACAAGAAATCGCTATTAATTTAGTAAGTCTTCAGCCTATTGTTGTTCCTTATGGAGAATTTAGAAATTATAATGCTGGAGAAAAAGATAAATGTAGACACAGTATAGAAGTAGTAGCTCATGGAGAAATGCCACCACAAAAAGGATGGGGCATTAATACGCGTTGGAATATGGGCAAGTTTATTAAACTAGACGGCAATATGCAAAATAATACAGATAATACACAAGCTGGAACAGGCTATAATGCAGATTATTTTCATAAAGACTTATTAAATACAGATAATAAAGAAAAATTAAACAATCAAAGATTTTTTGGTCTCAGAGGTCCAATAATCTATCATGCTTGGGGATACGACCTAGAGGGATTCCCTGTGCCAAATGCTGCCGATGAAGCCAAATTCGTAGATGAACATGGTAATCCCAAAAGATTTATATTGAAACAAACAGTAGAATCTAATACACGAGTAAAATTTAAAGATCTCAAAAATAAAGATATGTTTGTTGTTGCAGATGATTATAATTCAGGAAAGAAGCTATGGGAACAAAATTATTATTATAAAGTACCGGGCATGTCTGTTACAAGACCCAATAATACCATATCAAAAATGACAGATGATACTGAGGTATATAAATGTAAATTAGAAAATGATATGGAACACTATGGTGCTTTTAATGCGGATGGTCAAGTTGGTCTTGGTGATATAATTAGTAAAACCCAGAATTGGGAAAATAATAAATGGACAGAAAAGAAAAAACTAAAGGAGTTCTATAGAAACTGGGCAGAACATCCTAATCTATGGAAAGTTGGGCCAATAGACTTAAGGTGGGATGAAAATCGTCAGGTATGGACTACAAAATCTTCTGACGCTATGACTATCTATAAAATGGTTTATGTCACATTAGAAGAGGATCTAACTAAGTCGCAAGACTATGATGAAACATATCCAGCTAGAGGATTCTTAGATGACCTAGAGTATTCTTCTGAAAAATTACCGGCTAACTCCAGAAGATTAGTATTTGTAAAAGACCGTGGTGGATATACTGCTCCCCGAGGTGCTAAACTATTATGTCGTTACGATAAAGATAGTGGCTTTTATGAGCCTGTGAGTAAGCAAATGTTTGTGGTTGGAGGTACAGTAGGAACCGGTAATTCTGCGACGATAGAGATGTCTTATATACAAGGACGTAAAAAGGGAGAAGTCGTACCTACTTCTAGCATAACTTTTGATGACCCATTCAGTTTTGCTCCAGCATTTGGACAAAAGGGCTTATTTACTTTTATTAACGGTCTGTGGACTTTAACGGCTGCTAAACCCAGTTAATTATGTATCCTATCAATACCAAACACAAATGTAATATATATAATAGTTCTTTTCTAAATGATCTTAAAGATCATACGATAGAAGAGACGCTTTATGATACTAGAACTCAGTCAACATCTCCAAGAGTATATTTAAGCTATAAAAATTCTGGAGCATTTTCTGACATTCACTTCAAGATTACAGAGATGCGTAGTTTTTTAAGTACCCATACGCCTGTTCCAAATACCAACTCTTATAATTGGTTACCAGCTATTGTTAGCCACGATAATTATGTACAAAATAAAGAAATTTTAGCCGGAAATGTTGTAGGAAATAAAGTTTTGGGCATAGAGAACTTTATTACAGTACAAAAACCAATTTTTAAACATTGGTCAGTAGTAGATAATAATGATGTGCTGGCTACAGACGGATCATCTATATCTGTTGACTGGTTTATTAATTCAAATATTGCTGCTATAGAACCAGAATACGGAGTATTGTATTGGTATAAACAAAATGATCCTCTGAGTACTAATACTACTCAATACTCACTTAAAGATTTGCCTAAACTTACAGTAGTGTCACCTACAGAAAATATCATTAGTAATGATGGAAATAATACTACACTGGCGACTACATCAGATAAATTAATTAAATTAGACAACAATACACTAAAATTTCTTGACAAAAGCCCGGTAGATTGGAATAATGGCCCAACATTCAACTATGGAACAAAGGACACAGACAATCTCCTAAGATCAACAATAGATATTAGCACAGCAAAAAATACTAATAATATAAAGTTTTATGCAACATATAGTCAAAATTTCTTAAATAATGCACAAACTCTACTTTTCCCAGACTATCAGATTTGGGTATCTGATGGAGAGTTTTATAGCTACTATAATAATAGTAGAGAAAAAAGTGATTTTAGAACTAATCGACGCATACCATCTAGATCCTACCTATCACCCGGACTATATCATATCTATCGGGCGATATATAATGCTTTTACTGTGGATAGAATTCGTAATAGCACAACTATTGGTACGGTGTGCTATAATGAAAAACTTAAAAAATTATGTAGCATATTAGCTACTAGTCCTTTGATAGACAGAGTAACAATTAATTGTTTATATAATGAAGATATCAGAACAAATATCAATACGTATCTTGCCACAACGGCTCCAACTACCATTAATGAAGAAATTCGAGAATTAGTTAATATTATAAACACAATCACAGTAAAATTAAATAATCTAACTAATAAAATAGACAACCAGAATAGTAAAAATAACTATATTAGAACACCGAGCCAGCTGTATAAAAAACTAATTACTAAATATGCAGCTAATTTAAGAATAGAAAATAATCAAATACGCAAAGTCAAGATGAGTACTTTACTACCGAATGGACCACACGCTTATTTTGATATTAATCATAAAACCTTTTGTGCAAAAACTGCTATTCCTTCTACAGATAGAGTTAAATCTTATATCTATAATAATTTTGAATATAAGGTTGGGGATATTACTATAAAAAACAGTATAGATAAGACCGACAATACTATAAGATCTCAATCTTTGAGAATATTTTCAGACCGTAATCCAGCACAAAGAATAGATATTCCGTGGGATATATCTATAGAGCCAAAATCTGAAAAACTTAGAGTTAATCTAGGCAAAGATATAGTTTTACCATTTACTCCAGACAGTAACGGAGAAATGAAAATTAATTATGATTTATCTTTACCAGAAGATGTAGATGTATTCTGGCAACTGATAGACGGTCCAGAATGTTTTAGATTTAGTAATTATGCACAAAATGGTAGGATAGATTTTTTGAAACGAAACAAAATATCATATGATTCACGACCGGATTTTTATATCAAAAAGCCCGGACTGTATACTTTGCAATGTCAAGTTACAAAGTCGTCAATACTTAAAGCATCAGACTATATCAGGGTATACATAGGATCAGCCGACACATCTGTGCCGCCAAGAACCACAGAAGATTCCAATGATTTTATTGTTCAAAAATATAATGCTATATGTTCTAATTTAAGACAATTTGCATTAAATAAAAATGGTTTAATTTGGATTGTAGATAGTGATATATACAATATAGCCCAGACTAATCAACAAGTTATTACGGACAGCACCTCGTCTTCAAGACTGCTTAACAGAAAGATTGGTCTGGGTTTTTTGGCCCAGGTAGCTAATAATGCAGAATTTTCTATTAAGTTTGATACTTTAAATACTGTGGTTAAATTACATTCTGTATCTATTGAAAATATGAGAGACGGAACCCCCGATACTGCTCAATGCAAAAGTTTTTATCAAGATAAAATTGTAAGACAACGAGATAGAGTAGGTACTATTATCAACACCTTTGTTGCTAGATATTTTAGACAAGATCGTGATCCAGATTCTATCACTTTTTATGGTAGGGGTTATGATGAAAATGGCAAGGAAAGAGAGTTTCGTCAAGAGTATAATTTTCCAGCAGTATCTACAATACTTGGTCCAGATGTTTTTTCCTATGGCGGATATGCAAATACAGTAATTAATCAAATTGGTGTAGAAATACCGTTTCATCCTGTGTATGAAGGCTCTACTTCTAGAAGATTATCTATAAAAAAATTACCTAATGGTTTTTGGGGAGATGGTGCGAATCCATCTAATCCAATAGTGTCTAACAATCCCATGGTAATGGACAGATTATTAATTAGAAATTATATGGGAGGAGACAACCCCAAAATCAGATGCAATATGATGGATATACCCATTAATGGATACGTAACTTTAAATAAAGGATATTTTCATCCAAATTCAGGATGGTATCCGGCTAGTACTTCCACTACCTATCCATCAATAGTCAATAATCTCGGTAGTAGTGCATACAGTAGTTTATCTTCGTACGGAGCTAATATTACATCTGTACATAGATATAAATTAGCAAGATATAAATCTTTATATTTTACTGGTAATGGCATGTTTGATATGAGGGGTATGACGGTTGGTACAAACACATCATATAACACCTATATGAGTAGAATACTACTAAAAAATGGTAGCGATACAGGTGCGTATTTTAATGAACACGCATGGTTTCATGGGTATAGAAATATTAATGGTATATCGTATAAAGCTCAAGAATATATAGATGATTTGTATCTTGAAAGATGTACAGATAATGAAACAGAAGATAGCTTTATATGTGATCCTGTTATAAACAGTAGCATATCCAGCAATTGTTATCCTGGAATAGCTACCACAATGTACTCGTTTCCGCCAAACATATTGAATAATCTAACAATACAAGATCTGGAACTTAAAATTAATTTTATTAACTATCCTAATCCTAAAAATATGATTCTAGCTTTAGAGATATTCAATGACACTCTACCAGCTTTACCAGATTTTAATAAGCTATTCATATCAAATAATAAAGAATCTACCGGAATACCGGATTTAGATACATATCTATCTAAAATCGCAGAAAATAATGCTAACACCAGCTCATCATCAAGAACCATATATCTATATAATCAAGAGTCCTTAGATAACTATAATTATAATTTTAGCTTGTTGTTTAGTGATCATCATCATCATGAGGCCGTTTTTGATGATCAAAACAAATATGATACCTATATAAGTAGTAACAATGACCCTATTTATTCCAGCATACCAGTTGGTCCGACATTATCGACGAACACCTACTCAGACAAAACCTCTGCTAAGTATAAAAAGGCTATTAAAAATAATTTTGTACCAGTCAAATCTGCTTCATTAGCTCAATTTAAAAATATTCCATTGCTCAATACTTCTTTTATTTTAAAAGTAATTATACTTGGACAAGAAGAAAAGGTCTTGTCTATGGATAATGTTGTAAATAATTCGGAGTTGTCTGGCTTATCATCATTTGAACTAGCCAGAACTAGTAATACTATAGCAAATAGTATTTGCTCATGGGATTTGATTGTACATACTACCAAAACTCCTAAATTCAACAACAAAAATCCCCGAGGACATATAGATTATAATAATGATACTAATTCCGTTATTTATGGACATAATTTTATTGGAGATTTTACAGACAAGACCTATCTCATACCTAAAGTCAATATGAATGCTCCGTACGAGTATTTAGCGAATATTAATTATTATTGTAGATATATTAATGATGATGAATTATCTAGACCGTTATCTTATCAAGAAATCAAATTCCCTTTCGTCTTTTATTCTTTTACTCCGTTTTTTACATTAGTTGGTGCCATGTTTGCTGCTTGGGAATTACAACAAGCTTTTAGTAGAGGTGGTCGTAGCGATCCAATAATTAGTATGTTATATGATATTAGATTTCAGCGAATGCAAGAAGAATTAGAGCGTAACTATTTTCAGCCAGGATATGAGGCTGTAGCACAAGGATATGCAGATAAAGCAGTTGTGTCTTTGAGTAAAGATAATATTACTTGGTATAAAATGGAAGTTCCAATCAATAGATATGAACATTCTGATATTCTTAGACTCAAGAGATATAATTATCTTAAATTAACTCCGGAAGTTGCGAAGCCGCTATCTTTATTTAAATTTGATGTAGTAGCAGAAGATAAAAATCTGGCTGGTAGTGGAGAAATTAAATATAAGTTTGACACCAATATATTACGAGTTGGGTTGGAACAAACGGTTCCAGATCCTACAAACTCAGACTTAACTATCACATTGAAATTTGACGAAGGAGATATTGTTGAATTAGCCTCTCAAACAACAGCAACGGACAATGGTCTTTATGTTATTAAAAGCGGCGCTTGGGTTAGATTTCCAGACACCAAAAATATTAAGTTTTTAATAAACAATAAATATTACAATAATGATAATACCAATAATATTACCTCAGCTAACATCACAGGCAAACAAATAATCAAAATTAAAGGATCTAGGGCGGCTAATTTTTTTGATATCAATGAAAGTGTATCTTTGTCTTCAAATACCGATAGAGAAAATCCCATAACTCGTACTATTACCGATAAATATATTATTAATATTACCAATTCATCATATACTGTGTTGGTATTAAATAGTCCAGTAACTACCTTATCTTCCGGATACCTATATAAAAATACAAACAATGTTTTGTTGATATATTCAGATACAGAAACTATTGGAGATGACTCTAGTATAGGGAAATGGGGTTTGTCTAAATCCACAGATGAGCTTGGATCAAGAGTAGCTACTAAAATAAGTCATTCCGCTATGGGAGAGGGTAATTATGGATATGGAACACCATATGTAGATCCAGATGTCTATGCGTCTTTATCTTATGATACTAATAATTTAGATCAAGTATATAATATACTAAATAATCATGTAAATGATAGATATAAGTATAATAAAATTTTTATAGAAAGTAATGGATCAACTACCACAATAGACTTTGATCCAGACGTAGATTCGCCCAATTCTTTATGTAAAGCTTATCCTTTTAGTATTAACGATTATGGATATGCAAAAGATACCGCTGGTTATGAAGAGTTTTTTAGTGAGGATATCTCAGAAGCAGACAAAACGAATGTAATAATAGATATGGTTGGAGGAATCCTACAAAAAGATCGACAAAATTATTATTTTATGGATCTAAAATCAGATAAGTTCGCATCTGTACCAGCGTCCGGATATTTATATATCGAAAATGATTATGTCAAATATAAACCTACCCAAAAGCTGTCAGAAACACAGAAAAAATCTATACAAGATAGAATCGACTTTATTTCCGTCACAGGAGTGCCGTCGAATATATTACCCACAGCCTCCATATCTGTAATTGATAATATACCAGATTTAATTACTGTATATAATAGCTCATCAGAAGCCACAGATGTATGCCAATACCCCAATTTCAACAACACAAGTTCAGACTGCAAAAAACAACAAGCCAAATTAAAACTAATATCTCTATCAGATGAAAGAGCGGGATTATTAAAAATTTTAGAAAACGATAGCAGAGCTTCTCCAAACGTATTACCTATACAAGAAATAGTCTTTAAAACTATTCCACAAACAGGACAGGCTGGAGTGCCACCAAAGGTTATAATAGAATATAAAACTAAAGATTATTTTTGGTTTAATATTGACGCTAATCAAACTTGTTCTATTACAGACGAGGCTATGCCACGAATACTCTATGAAACTGAATATTCTTGTTCTCCTATTGTTGAATATTATCAATATCCAGAATGTGATTCAGTATGTTCTTATACTACTGCGAATGGCGCCGACTTTGAATTTAAGTCATCTGGCGGTGGCACAATTTGTATTAATAAAAAAGTAGAAGAAGAAAAACAACAGTATCCTCAAGTGGCTGAATGGGGCAAGGATATAGAAACTGGTCATGAGCCTGTTACTAAGAAATTTTTCTTGTCCTGTGAAGATAATATGAGAGATACATTATTGACCGTTAAGGAAAGATATCTATATCCTAAAATTGCGAATTTGGTAAGGTCGGGATTAGTAAAAGATATATTCAATTTAGATAGTACAGATAATATAAAAATGAAGTTTAGAATTATACCAAGAAAACTTAAAACTATTGATCCAATATATCAGAGATATGTATATGATTATAATGGTAATTTAGGAAAAGATCTTATTCCCGCTCCTGGCGGACCAATGTATAATGGATTATCTGTTTGGAGATGTATAGACACCGATTCGACATCAGCTAATTATGGTAAAATGATAGACCCTCCTATATTCTTTAAACTACAAAATGAGATGATTTTTAGAGCATATTTTGGAAGTGTGGACGGCATAGAGATTAAGAATTCACCAATAGCAGAAGCAAAAGAATTTTGGGAATGGATACCATATGAATATTTCGACGGACCTGTTATAGAATAAATAAAATGTCATTTGAAACTATAGATCAATATTCTAAGTTATATTTTTTTGATCCGTCTCTGGTAGACGGAGATCAAATAGATCTATATATTAATGATAGATTTATTAGGACTATTAATCTTGTAGCTGAATTAAATACAGAACCAATTAATGTATCTGAGTATAGTATTGTTGGGTCTAATAAGATAAAGATTAAGGCTAAATCAACCGGACAGAGTGGCGGCTGTACATTTATTTATTATGTAGAAAAAGATGGAGTTATTATTATCTATAACTCTTTTGATTTAATACAGGATGAGGAGGTGGAGCTGGTATATGACTATGCTCTTAGTGCCGTGCGTCCCGAGTCTTCGCCAACTCAGACACCCACTGTGTCTGCTACCCCAGACAACACTCCTACGCCAACTAGTACACAAACACCAACCCCTAATGCTAGTCCTACAGCCACGAGTACTGTAACACCAACCAGTAGTATCACTCCAACCGCAACAACTACTCCAACAGAGACTCCTACTTCTACACCAACCTCAACAGTAACACCAACTGGTACTGCTACCCCAACTACGACACCAACTATTACAAATACTCCTTCTGTTTCTCCCAGCAAAGGCTCTTCTTGTTCTATATTAGTAATGGCTGTTTGTTATTTGCATTCTATTAATGAAGATATTTCGAGAATTGCTAGTTTACTGGGTATTAGTACGCAACAGGTAACTCAAATTATTCAAAATGATTATCCGTGTATTCCTATTAGGCCATCACCTACTCCTACGCCTACCAGTACTAGAACACCCACACCAACCAGAAGCGTCACACCAACACGAACTATGACGCCTACAGCCACCAAAACACCCACACCCAGCATCTCTCAAACGGCCACCCCTACACAAACTAACACACCAGCGCCTACTACTAGTAACACTCCAACTCCTGAGCCTACGGCCACTCCTGCTGCCACATCAACACCAACAGCAACCCAAACCACAACACCGTCAGCAACTAACACACCAACACCCACAGGCACTCCTGACGCAACACCATCCAATAACGGCGCTAGGCCACAATTTAGAAGAAGAGGAAAAGGATTTATTTGTGATCCATATATTGTACCAGCTAATGAACTATCGAATATGAATATTATAAGACTTAGACCTAAAATAGCTGGTAAAATTAAATTTGACAAAATAAATATTGGCAAAGGTAGTATTGTAACCAGAATTCTTAGAAAGAATGGTGAAGCTAAGACTGTCACATCTGCTATTCCTCCAGCTCCTAGTCGCACACCCACTTCGACTCCATCTCAGACTCCGACAGTAACACGCACACAAACACCAACACCTACTAGTACTGTCACACCCACTCCTGGTATGACACCAACCCCTTCTGCAACCGCTACTAGTACACCCACTCCAACATCTACCGTAACATCAACGCCAACTAATACTGTCACACCCACATCTACACAGACCAAAACTCCAACACAGACACCTAGTTTATCATTAAGTCCGTCTAGTCAACCAGCAGTTTTATTAAATAACATTCAAAAGTATGCTATAGAATGGTTATTATTACAAGGATTTGTGGATTGGGAAATTGTTGAACTAATAGGAATTTCGTTTAATAGTTTTCAATATTATATGTACTTAAGACAATTTAAAGATACTCCAGTTCCTACTTCTTCTATGACCCCAACACCTACGCCAACTAGTGAGCCAACATCTACGCCCGCAGCATCTCCTACTCGAACACCAACAGTTACTAAAACATCCACACCAACTAGTACAATAACAAAAACACCAACATCAACCCCTGGACCTACCCCTAGCATTACTCCAAGCTCTACGCCCGCAGGTACTCCTCCACCCTCTCCTTCTATGACCGCAACAGCTACTCCTCTTGGGCCAACGCCTACAAGTTCTGTAACACCAACTATTACGCCATCGGTTTCTCCACCTTTAGACAATTGTGATGAATATGTTTTTCCTGGTGATATTATAGAGGTGTATTGTTCTGGTGAGTGTCCACCACAAGCAGCGGACGTACCACCGGATCCATGTGACCAACCAAATCCGTTGTGTCCACTTAAGCCCAAATATGGCTGTGAATCGAGAATAGAAATATCAATAGACTACACTAAATCATGCGAGTAAACATATATGGAAACATCTAATAAACTATGCGTATTTACTACACATAACTGGATAGATTTCGAATGTATTAATTGTGGCTTAAAAATGACAGCCACAGAAAAACAAACCACTATGCCTGTTGTACCATGTCGAGAAATATTACATAAAAAAGATAAATCTCAAGATGAATTTATAGACCAGATGTTAGACTGGTTTAAGAACAAGCCTGACCTCGCAGACAAAGAAACTATTCGTAATAGACTCAATATCTGCGAAGGATGCGAATTCTTCCAAAACGATACTTGTACAAAGTGTGGCTGCTTAATGATGCGCAACAAGAACTTTGTTGGTAAAGTTTTGAAGAAAGATGCTTCTTGTCCAGAAAGCAAATGGTAGGTTATTTACCGGCTGATGCCGCGTTTGGTTGCCACTTGTGCCAGCCTTTGTTGGGTAGATAATTTCCGTCATCGTCTTTACGCTTGGGAAATAATGTACCACCCTTCTTGTGCTGACCAAATGCTAGCACAGCACCACAATCATTACAACGTAATTCGTAGTAGTCATTACCTTCTACATTACGCACAATGAATCGTAGACTGGTGCTTCCACACAGACCACACTTCTCTTCTGAAAAGATTTCCTGAATAAGAGCTAGTTCCTTAAAGATTTCCTTTTGGCCGGAACCTTCTAGCTCAAACTGAAGCTTATCATTTGCTTTATAAATTACTTTCATATTTATTTCCATTCGTTAGAGTAACCAATTAAGGTATCTGGTATACTAACCATATTTTGTTGGTAGCCAGATAGTACTCTAATAATAGAAACCGCAGCATCATGAGACAAGCCATAAATATTCTTAGTATCCAAATTATTGCTCTCTAGTAATTTAGTCACATTTATGTTTAATCTACTAGATAATGTATCAATAAAATTGATCTGATTATTGGTTATTTTATTAACACTATCTGCATCTGGATGGTCATCAATATCCTTAGCGATTTCCTCCGCAGCAACAACCTTCCTGAGTTTTAAGGCTCGTCTTAAGGCACGACCTTCTGCTCTGGTTTCTGCAACGGCTACGGGATGATTACGATAAATCTTGTCGCAATTCCCCCAATAAACGTCCGCAGCGCCGCTAACAGACCTGTATTTTAAATTTTCGTCGTTCGACTCAGGAGTTTTTAATACATAAGATATGGTGTGAACCACAGTGGCCCTTTTTTCATTATTTGGATCAGGAGTTTGTACCACTTCGGTTCGAGCTTCTGTAACGCAGCAATCTAGTGCTATTTCGAATATGCGTCTTAATCCGTCTGTTGTAGGATTACCGGCTATTTTCTCATCGTCAGAAAGCAAACCCAAAACATGATCTGTCCAACCAATATCGTTTGGAGATACCTTGACCGACTCAACAGAAACATTCTCTACATTAGTCACTTCTACAACCTCTTTTTTAGTGTTTTTAGCCATATTAATCCTCTATAGTAATTATCCTTTGGTCTGACGGTGGAAATTTTTGTTTGATATTATTAACTTGTTCTAGTAGTTTAGAATATATAATCTTAGCTCTAGTTTTGGAATAGTCCTTAGTTTGCTTGATCCTGATTAGCACTAATCCTTTGCCCAAAATTAATCCTTGCTTTTTCTGATCATAAGATATGTTTTTATTTAGACAATCTTGACCCCACACAGGCTCAAAGTGTGATGGGCCATCAACTTCGATTGCTGTATTTATACTAGGTAAAAACAGGTCAATCTGCAACTTGGTATTTGTCAAAATTTGTTCTTTATGAAAGTCCACCTTGAAACCATCCGAAAGCAAACACTCTAGTAAGAAATTTTCTAGTTTAGATCCTTGTTTACTTGCGACTCTGACTGCATGATTCGCCTTTTGTAAAATGTTTTCCTTAGTTACAATATCCAATTCTTCCCATGCTGTTTTAGCCTTTTGTTTACGTTCATTGAGTTCGTCATCAGATAAAGTCTCCCAAGACTTCATAACTCCTAGCCCTATTTTATCTTTTGTTGTTTGTTTTCTTTCTTTGCCAAGAGTGGGATGTTTATGTTTACCAGTTTTTAAAGCATTCTTTTGAGCAGCGGATTTGTCTCTGATTGCTATGCCTAGTTTTTTAGCATCTCTTAAAATTTTATTAGCATAGGTACCCTGTTGGCTGGCTATATCAGCAAAACTCATATTCTGTTTGACATACAGATCATTCAATAAATTTTTCTTTTCGCTATCAGACAATGAGTTATATTGTTTCATATAGACCACCATAAGTTAATTTTTCATATATTCTTGGTTCGTAATTAAAAAACTTAGTATACATATTAGCAATATCTGTATTCGCACTCAGAATATTATTAACCACTTTGGGACTAAACAACTGCTTCAGATAAGAATAATCATAGATCTTGTTGGCCCAAGGTATACTTTGTGCATAATAAGTCAAACCCTGTTTTTGTACAAATGTAGCACTAAAAATTAGTGAATCTAAATCTAATGCTACAATATGTGCTGGAAAGTGGGAAGCATGGCTAATGTGGAGTACCGGAACCATTTTTGTATCTATAGCATCACAACCACCAGTAAAAATAGAGATATTGCTTAATGGTCTATTTTTTATAAAGTCAGACACCAAGTTTATGATATCATGACTAAATATATCGTTACGCAGCTGCTTAATAATAAATCCTAAATTATGTTGCATAATATTTAAACTTTTAGTATGGTTGATAAAAAGTTGTCTACTGTAATGTGTTCTATCTGTGAGTCTTTTACTAGCTCTCCTCCGGGTCCGATTCGTAGCACACCACAACCCACAATACTAGCTTCTGCTGCATACTCATTCGTTATATTTAAATACTGCATGGAACTTTTCAGAATTTCGTTTTTTTCAGACTCTGTGGTATTTCCTAAATTATATGGATTAGGGCTTATGGCGTCAAACATAACTATATTATTTTGTTCACAAAACTTAATAAGTTCCTGTGTGATATTATAATGCTTATTTAAAAAAGTGCATATGTTATATTGTTTGGAGGATTCTACTTCTTGTGGATAAAAGTCTATATTATTGAGAATATTTGGAATTCTAATCGCATTTGGTATGACAGTATCTTTTTGTGTAGTGATATTATGACATAAATCTAATATAGGGTGTGAAAAATCATAATCATGATATAGATATATATTATATGTTTTATGGTATTCTTCAATAAAAGACGCAATCGCATTAGTGAGGCCAGAAACAATAAATAAATAATCTTTTTCTGATTGATGCAAGCAGCTAATTTTGTATACATCGGAACTTATCGGGAGTAGTCGAATTTTTGTATTCGGGGTTTTGCGTAAATAAGATGCTATAGTTTTAGTTAGCTTTGAATTATTGTCTTGTATTATCATATAAAAACCTTGGCCTTTGGAATATCTCTAACATTATTTATCTTCATAAAGTTTTTCTTGTCTGTGGTCTGTACATTAAAATGAATCTTTTGTTCTATTAGGAGATTAATAATTTCAAATAAATACATTTGCGATATTCTTTGTTTGTCTATATTTTTAATAGCATCTAATGCCATAGGATTAAACATAACACACTCTGTCCATTTATTTGGCAAATCAAAGAACAAGTATTCTATGGAGGATTCACCAATATAACCTATATCAAAATTAGTTTTTGGCTTATTAATACAGTAGATTTGTGATATATGGTTTTGCCCAGGTTTGATCTTGAATGGATTATTTTTAAAAAGCACACCGTTAGTGATTACGAGTAGATTTTGGGTTTGTTTCAGTTGATCTAGAAAAACAGACAACGACGCACCATGATTCGTACTTGCATAATCGGGATTGTAGACTATGTTAATATTTTTGCTTTCACTATATAGTTTAAGTATTTTATCATGCTCAAAACCAGATACGATAGTAATTGCACTATGGTTATTATACTTTTTGATTTCGTTGATTTGATATTCTATAACTGAAATTGATTGTTTAATTTTAAGCAGGGCTTTTGATCCTATAGACTTCATCCCTTTAGTAATTTCTGGTGCTATAATTAAGATATCCATATTAGTATTGATGAATTAGTATATGTTCTATGTTTTTCGTAACGCCTTCAGAAATTAATTGTTCATTTTCTTTGCATAGTTGACGGAAGTTATCAAAAGATATAAATAGACCATCCAAAGAAAAGTACGGAGTTCTACACAACATATGCGCTTTAGGTTTGATTATGGTCATGATTTCGTTGATATCCGCCATTTGCTTATCTAAATCGTGCATATTATTACTATCAACTATCCAAGCATACTGCGATTGGTTTTTATTTTTGTTTGTATCAAATACTATGTTCAAAGCTTTTTCTTTAGGCTCTTCCTGTAAAAAATTGTGTAGTTTCCATTCGCAAATATCTGAAAGGTGATCTTTGAGAGTATTGATAATATCTGATGTATTATTGCTAGCAAATAAAATTACCGAAAGATATTTAGGTTTAATAGGCATCAGCTTGATCTGGTCTGCTATCTTAGTGATAGTATTTTCTGTAGCAAATATTGTAAGATAGTATGGTATTTCACAACGTTTATAAATTTCGCTAGTTAACTTATCAATACCTCCTATATCTTGTTTATTTTTGTCATATGTCGCAAGATCGAATCCATACAAACATCTATAATCGTCTATAACATTAAAGCCACTAGTATCTGTATGAATTGTATAGAATGATTTGATTCTATTGATAATATTCATCGTACAGGGTTCTTCAGCATTTGCTAGATCTGCGAAGATACATTTTTGGCATAATGTCTTCATATTGAGTTTCTCTTGAGGGTTATTACTATTGTGGTATTTTGTGGGTTTTTATTTATTTTTACAATAGAATATGCGTTGTTATATTTCTCTACAATATTCTTAATATCAACAAAGGCAATACTATTATGGATTTTTTCTATAGTCTGAGACATTGTGGCAGAGTCTATCATTTTGTTAACATATCCATTGGATAAAGTTAACATATCTACAATTTCTATGATGCACTGGCCTGTTTGTGGTCTAATTTTATTTAGTAGTTGTACTAATACTGTTTCACACAAATTATAGGATAATGCATTTAATTCTGCAAATCGTAAAACGTCAACAGAGTAGTCTGGTATATTATTAATTTCATTTATATGTATATTTTGGAAACCTGTGTGATCCCCACTTTGTATTTTGATATTGATTATTTTATTCATAGTTTATTTCTTCGTGTATTGATGAGTTTGTCGAGTTCTATAACCATGCTAGTATGAGTGTCATAAATATTGTGTTGAGATTTGGGTGGTTTGTCTAGTGCTTGGCCTATAATAGAATTTATATTAGAAAAATTAGAGACAATTTCTAAATCTAAATATTTATTTTTTTGTGTGGTTATTGTATGACATCCCAATAAACCACATACTATACTATCATAAATATAATCTATTGATATGGCTACTTGGTATTTGGATATTTCTGCCAGTAAATCCGATAAGCTTACAAAGTCTTTATAGGATACCATACTAGCACTAGGATATTGGTTTTTTATAGATTGGTATAGTATGGCCGTTTGTCTTATATTATTTGGATTTAGCACCACTACAGATTCTGTTTTCTTAATCTCCTGTGACACTATATCTGGAAATCCGTAACCAATAATATTATTATAACCAATCGCCCAGTTTTCTGCTATATTAATATCAAAAAATACCTTCTGTACATCGGTTAAATATCTCGCTAGTAAAAACTTATCTTCTTTTTTAATATTGCTGATAGGATGATTATGCACCAATAATAGAGAGGGCATATTAAGCGCCTGGATTCTTGATTGATATTGAGAGTATGATATAGGTTCAGATGCTATGCAGAAGTCGTAATTGATAGAATTAAAATCTATTTCATCAGTAGAACCATATACAAAAACATTATGATTTAAAGACGAACATATAACCTGATCAAACATAGAACCAGTTTTGAGATATATAATGTTAGCAGGATTCTGCTTAATTTTATTATATATAGAATCAATGACTGAAAATGTTACTGTATTATTTTGCATACTAGATCCGATAATGATTTATTGGTGTTTTTGCTTCTGTGTACAGATGTGTTATTTATAGATTGTAATAATGCTTTAGATATACTATCTGTTGTTAATGAATTTTGTTTAAGCTGTATGTCATCTATATTAAGAATAGGTATAATGGGCATTTGGATATGAGATACATCTTTGTGTGTGACATATGGTATATTATGTTGTTTACAATATTTTTCGTACATAACATATTTAGTATATGCATTTAAAGATAAATAACAGTTTAGATTATTAAGAAATCTTATAGAATCCATATGATTACAATTATTGAACATAAAAATAACTTTATCATAATTTGTAATTTTTAAGGATTGCTTCATATCAGAATAGAAAGACTCTAATTCTAACTTCTCTTTGTCTGTAGCAGTAACCAGGATGCATAGAGATACTTCGTCATTAGTTCTAAAGGTTGTTAGGAATGCTTGAATTAGTTTGTGTATAATACCACTTTCCTTAGAATATAATCCCATGAATCCAAACTTATACAGATGATCGTATGCGCCTATATTGTATCTTTCTTTATGACACTGATTAAGAATAAGAGGTATATTTTGCTCATATACTTCCACATTTGTATTTTTATTTTGAATCTGTTCTTTTACTTTAATGTCGTCTACTAATATCGCAGCATAGTGAGATAGAATGTCTGTATTTGTATATTGAATGTATGGACTAATAAAAGGAATAACAATATTAGGCACATAATGATTGATAGCCAGAAAATCTAAAGGGAGATTTTGTATGATGCCATCTAGGTGCGTGATATCATCAAGAGACGAAGCTAGTGTTGGTAAAATACTACTGATATCGAATATATCATTTGAATCAACAGGTATATGTTTGGCAATAATATTTAGATGCTCTACCTGAGATAGTTCATGCAAATTTCTTAGTGATGCTTGGCCGACATAGTTTGGTTGTTGATATGGACCGAGATATAGTATATTTTTCTTGTTCATATTGTATTATTTGTGATCTTTAATATTAGCATATTCTATATAATCATCATTGAACTTGAGAGCATTAACTCTAGCATATTCTGCTTGATTATTATTATCAATTAGAGTATTAAAATAATCTATCATGTCTTTAGTATTGTAACCAGATATGCTCATACCATTGATAGTAAAGCCATAATCTGCTTGTTTCAACATATCCAAAACGTTTTTGTCTAGAGTATAGGTATGTTTTAAATATTTATCAAATACAAATTGAATTATATCTATATTAGAAAGGTTGGCGGGTATAGATGCTGTGTCGATTTTAGATAGAATGTTTGGTGGATCATTCCATTTTGAAACATAATTATTAGATAATTTATCTAGATATGTTTCCCATTTGAGTGCTATGTTATCCCAGTTGTAATGTTTTTCTGTTAAAGAACGTGTCTTCTTCGACATTTCAGATTTATCTGATGAATGATAGAACTTAACGATATATTCAATTAAGCTGTTATTGTCGGGATAGGTTCTAATTGCTTGTGTTTCTAGTTCTTTGAAGTAACTAGCAATAGGCACAGGATATGCTTCTAACTTGTTTACCACATCACACATAGCACTATAATTAACTGTGGCAATAGGTACTCCACAAGCAGCGGCTTCTACTTGTGGCATACCAAAACCTTCGCAGATAGAATATTGTACATACAAGTCGAAAGTGTTATAGATTAAAGATAGATCATTCGTAGACACCCCATGAGTTACAGAGGATAGTGCCATACTTTTTTCTAAGCATCTTGGACATACTTTGGTTGGACCAGTAAAAACATTAGCTTGAATAAAACTACATTTTTTACAAACATATGAAAATAATACTCTGTTAATACATCCATATTCTTTTAAAATTTGAGGCAAGTCCCAACCAGCGTCAGGATAACTAGTGTGCATATACAAATATATATTATTGCGAATGTCATCACTAATATTTTTATCTTTTAATATATTGCCAATAACATTAAAGAGTTCCGGAATCAGTTTGCGTTTCTGATTTCTCATAACGGAACCTATAACAAATGCATTTTCTGGCACACCTAAAGCTTTACGTATTCCTGCTTTTTCTGTTGCAGAATACGGCTTGAAGGTTGTTAGATCCACACCGGGAGAAGCCGTGTCGATATAGTTAACAGAACCAGCGGTTTGTTTTTTTAAAACTTGGGCGCCCCAGTCCGAATAAGTAAAAATGGCATCCGCAGAAAGGAAGGTGTCGATCCATTCTTCTTGTTGTGGTTCAGAGTCAACTGTGGGCATCAGTACCCAATGTACAAACTTTCTTAGAGGCGACCATCTTTGATAAGAATTCATCCAGTAGTCTCTAACATCAATAACAACATCTGGCTTAAAATCTAACAGTACTTTTTCAAATCTCCAGCGACCAAACTGATTATCTGGTCGAGACATATATTCCTTATATCTACCATCTTCGGACTTGACAGCATTGGCATAATATCTCCATTTAATAGCAGTATCTCTAGGATCATTTACAAAACCATAAGAAGCAAATTCTGCTATTTCGTACTTGTTAGTTCTGTGCAATCTAGACAAAACCTCCTTCGCATAAACTCCGAATCCTGAGCTTAAAAAGCTAGCTTCGGAACACATTAATACTTTGAGTTTTCTTTTATCTGTTGCCATAATTATTATAGTGTTGATATTGGAAGAGATATAAAAAAGGGGGTCGTTTATGACCCCCAGTTTTATTCGGTCTTATAAGACTCTACTACTAAAACGCCACAGTTTCCTTGCTGTCGCCCGTCTTAGATGTTGCTCTCGATAGCTTTGTAATCTTCGAGAAATTATTTACCCTGACCTTTAGGGTATTGTGCTTAACGCCATCCTTTTCCCAAGAATCATTCCTTAAAGATCCTTCGATAAGTACTAGATCACCCTTCTTAAAGGATTCACCAATAACTTCGGCACCAGAATCCCAAGCTTCACAATTGATAAAGGAAGTAATCTTATCCTTTTCACCGTTATTCTTGGTATATTCACGAGAAGTGGCCACTGTAAAATTGACAACAGATGTTTGCTTGTCTCCACTGCCAACTACTCGTAGTTCTGGATCCCTTGCAAGATTACCCTTTAATAGTACAATATTCATAACTCATAATCTCCATAAAAATGTTTAAAATACCAAACCGTCACAGTACTATTATATGAATCGGGCCTGTGATGTCAAGTCATAGGCTCAAAACACTTTGATACAACCAGACCGTCTCCTGTTTTCGTTTTATCGCCAAAAAACACAAGAATATTTCCTTCAAACAAATGATGCTTATATTCTGCTAGTTGCTCTGGAAACATTATTAACGAATCTAGTATGCCCACAGAATCTTCGATACTAATAAATGCCATTTCTTGACCTGGGTTTTTTCCTCTTTTTGTTTTAACAAAATTTATAGAAGAAATTTCACCAGCAATAATAACATTTTTATTATATGCGGATGTTTTGAAGGTTTTGCAGTCTGTGTTCGTCATGGTCGTGTCGTATGTATCAAGTTTAGAACAAGACAACGCAACTCCAAGTAGTCCGTTTTCAGAATCAGAAATCCATTCTATTTTATCTGTTAAAGAAAATGGGGGGTGCTGCATGGTATGTATTAGGTTATTGATTGCTTCTTTTCTCTTAGTTGTTAACTTAAAAGTAGCAACACCATCTAATAGCATTTGTTCTAAGTTTTTATAGTTCTTTGTTAATCTAAGTTCATTAAGTTTTTCTAATTCCTTAGCTGTTAGTGCTGACAGAATATCTAACTCAAACAACATTTCTGTGCGGCTCTTTTTGCTAAAATCTACAGCACCACACGATATTAATGATTTGGCTGCGGCAGAGTTAATATTTAATAAAATGTCTATAAGTATATCATACCACGATAAATTATACAAATCCTTACCATCACAGATATCTAATAGTTTCTTATAGACAGAAGCCCCAACCGCTTTGATATCAGTTAGACCAAAATATATCTCTTTTTCTTTGATGTAAAAGAATTCATTAAGATTGCGTAGATCAGGTATTCTTATGTTGATACCCATACTATTAGCATTTCTAACTAGCTCTTTAATTTCTTGTTGTGGATCTATCTTGTCTTTTGCATATCTTAAATATGAGGCAAAAAATATCCTAGGAAAATGTGCTTTTGCATATGCTGAGAGATACGCATTAATAGCATAGGAAACGGCATGACTAGCGTTAAACAAATATCTTTGACTCTTTTCAATCCATCCGAATATCTGTTCTGCTTCGTCTGTGGTAACTATGCTAAGTTTTGCACAACCGTCGATAAATTGCTTTTTAACCTTGGCCATCTTATCGGCCTGCTTTTTACCAATAGCTTTTCTAAGTTCGTCAGCGTCTTGAAGATTAAATCCGGCAATACCTTTAGCGATACCCATCGCCTGTTCTTGATAAACCATCTCTCCATAAGTTTCTTTAAGAATAGGCTCTAGTGCAGGATGAAAGTAATCTATGGATTCTTGTCCGTTTTTTCTATCTATGTAATGATTAGAGACGCTTTTACCATCTCTATAAGCTTCCAAACATCCGGGCCTAAGAATAGAAATCAGAGCCGATAACTGTTCTATATTTTCAGGCTTTAGTTTTTTAGCCATAGACTGTCCTAGTCTTGATTCTAACTGGAAACAGCCTTTAGTATTACCTTCTGATATTAACTCCCATGTTCTAGAACACGCTAGATTAATATTAGTAATATCTGGATTGAAAATAATTTTTGGAGTGGCAGATTGTTCCGATATAGGGAACTTGCAACCGCAATCAAATGTAAAATAACTTGACATACAAATTAGTTGGTGGCGAATGATCCTCTAAATTTAACCTTCTTACCCAAGTTCCTGTGTAGTCTTAAGAACCTAATCAGAATATCGGCAGTATCCCTAACGTCCTTTAGAGCGTCGTGAGCGCCTTCCTTAGATATGCCTAAATAATCTCTTAAATTATCCAAAGTATAGTTCTTGAGTTCGTTATTGGATTCAAACCAATAAAAAATAACATTCATAACATCCACAACATCTCTTGGATAAAATAATGAAGATCTACCTTCTTTATTTAGATTGTTGTATTTCTTACTTAGTCTTTCGATAATACGAAGATCAAACCTATTGATATTGTATCCAGCCGCAATAGGAGCGGTGAAACAAGATCTCTTGTCTGATCTAATATGATACTTTTCGAGATAAGACAAGAATAACTTCCAAGACTGTTGCTGTGGAGTATAAGAATGCCACATTTTTAATATGTCATCTTGTGAACAGCCACGAACCTTAGAATGAAATTCTAGGATATCAGAATCAGAATATGTATATGTAGAGTCGGCCTCAAGTTTCTCGGGCTTGATACTAACATTAAATTCTGAGTCTGGTATAATTTCTAGTCTTAATGGATCGACAATAACCGCCGCTATTTGAACTGGACTGCATGAATCCGGATCGGACCCATCGGTTTCCATATCAAACACACAAAGTTTTTGAAAATTAGGCATTTACTTGTACCGTTGTATCCTCTGTAAAAAATGACTTAACTGACGAATTATTTACTTCTTGGGCATTGATAGACTTGCAGCAACTTACTCTTACTGTTTCTATCTTAACATATTCCATTCCATTGACAAAAAATCTATCATTAACACCAAGTTCATTAAATTTTTTATCTACCATGATTATTCTCCATTTTTAAGAAAGTCAGATATCGTCATAATTTTATCTAACATGGCCACGCCAAGGATATCAAACTTAATCCCACCTATCGCTTCTAGGTCTTGCATTTCCATACCAGCAATAGTTTGTTTATTTTTTGTGTCATAAACCATAGGACACATATCTGATAATCCTTGACTACTGATTAGTACACCAGCCGCATGTTTCGATTGATTAGACTTAGTTCCTTCTAGACGAATGGCTTGTTCAAACCTTTTGGCTAGAGGACCGGCCAACTCTCCGTCTTCATTAATATAGCACCACTCCTTGAGTTTGTCAACATTGTTTTCTAAGGCCCAGCGAATTATAGATGATTCGCCAGTATCATCTTTCATTTCTTGGAGTTCGTCGGCAATTTTTGCTTCGTCGGGAATGTGTTTTGTAATACGATTCATTTCTTCGAAACTAATATTATCATATGCTCTAAGTACGTCTTTTAAGGCACCTCTACCTTTCATAGTATTGAATGTGATCATTTGAGACACCTTATCTCTGCCGTACTTATTCTTAATATAGTCGATTACTTGTTCTCGCTTATTAATCGGTACGTCTATATCAATATCTGGCATACTTATTCTATCTTTAGTATTTCTTCCAGCATTATAGAATCGTTCAAACAATAGATTATATTTAAGCGGATCTATACTGGTAATTCCAATAAGATAAGATACGAGACAACCAGCAGCACTACCTCTACCGGGACCGGGTAACCACCCCTCATTTCTTACATACTGTACAATATCTTGCACTATTAAAAAGTAGCTAGATAAACCAGCACCCTGTAGAACGTCTAGTTCAGACTTAATTCTGTCTACATATCTCTGCTGCTCTTCTGTACTAATACTATTTTGTATTTTTTCTTTCCATCCGTTCCTACACAATTGTCTTAGGTATTCATCAGGATTATATCCTTTGGGACAATCAAAAGATGGCAAATGTGGCTTATCTAAGATGTCGTATTCTTCGCACATTTCTGCAACTATATTAGTGTTCTCTATTTCTGTTTCATTGTGTAATGCAGATATTTCTTCCTGGGAAGGTATGTGGTAATTATCAGACAAAAAGAAACAATCCATACCAATCGATTCTTGGTTTTGTATTTTGCTATTAATTTTACTCAAAGTGGTTTTGAGATTATTGCATAGTAGAATACGCTGATCCATAGCATCTTCTTTTTCTGCATAATGAGCGTCAGGAGTGCATATAACCTTTGTATTGGTAGATTTGCCCAAATCTCTAATAGCACCAGTAAGACTAGCTTGTAATGCTATGTTGTCTTGGTCCATGAGTTGGGCTTCTAGAAATACATTTTCCTTGCCAAAAATATCTTTAATATTATGGATAAAGTTTGTACCTAGGTTCATATAATCTTTTTTAATTGCATTATTCTCAGTAATAATGTCAGCTAACGTAGAACCTAGATGTCCTACTACAGCAATCATATTGCCAGTATCAACAATAGACCTTAGAGTTTCTATATCGAGTCTTGGCTTGTGATAAAAGTATTCTGGCTTATTAGATTCAGAAACTATGCGTATTAAATTCTTCCATCCCTTATAGTTTTTTGCAAGTACTATAAAGTGCGAGAGTTTGCGATTAGCCGGTTCTTGTATAGACGGATTTTGATCACAGATATATAATTCACAACCCAATATAGGCTTAATGCCTTTCTTGGTCATGTCACTATAGAACTTGACCGCACCCGCAATATTACCATGATCGGTTAACGCACAAGACTTTGCTTCAATCTTGGTGCATCTGTTTGCAATCTGTTCGGTTTTACTTAGTCCATCCAATAGAGAATAGTGTGATTCCCTAAGAATGGACGTGTAAAGGAATATATTTCCTATTCACGCCCATCTATTTGTCTCCTTATTAAGTTGTGCTTCCTGGAGCTTTATATTGTCCAAATGCATGGTTCTTGTTCTTATACTGATTAGTTACAGTATTAATACCGTAAAGTTCTATTTCGTGTTTAATTTGTTCACATTTAGTCATTGCCGTGCCGGGACTACAAGCCTGACCATCTCTATATTCTATTAGAGGTTGTACATGGGTGTTGTCGAATGTGGTTTTGCCAAAATGACATAACTTATTGCACATCCAACTTTTGTTTAACTTGGGGCGTTTTGCCTTCTTAATGATTTCAAATTTTTGTCGCAACATATTCTCAGTTTCGGCTAAGTCTTTTTTATCAAAACAGATAGAAAACGGACCACCGTCATTGATGAAGTATATAGAAAAAATAATATGATCTATCTGAGGATATAGGTGACTAATAGCATAGTGATATATTCTTAGCTGAGGATCTCTTTCTAGTTTTTCTTGTGTTTTTTCTTCGCCAGTAGCCCAGTCTAATCGTCTGCCGGTCTTCCAGTCGATCACTTCTATCGTATTATCGTTGATGAGCGTGATCAAGTCAATAGTCCCTTTTAGTGCAAGATTGCCAGAAATCTTACCATCTGCTGTATCATATTCATACGCAGACCACGGTTTCTTAATCTCAAAATCAAAGTGTTGTTCTGGACAGAGAATATTTCTTTTTCTTGGGTCAAACATACCATCATTAAACTCTATGGCTTTGTAGACCCAATTATGACAATCCTTATAGTCTTTTAGTGACCACTTATGGTGAGGACTATGTGTGGAGTAATAATTGTATACTTTTTCAATAATAGTATTTAGTGAATAATTATTTATATCCAGTTCGCCAACCACATCGTCTATAATAGTAGTTTGATTGTCTTGTTGTGCTTTTTTAATAACTGCTAAGATTTCTAGTACTTTATGAGTAATAGTACCTTTATCAGCCTTTTGTCCAGATGGCGACCTCCAGCCAAGCACATATTCTAAATAATATTGTTGCTCACACATAGAGTGTGTGTTGAAGCTAGAAGATCTAAAATAAGTAATAATCATTTATTGCCCGAGTATAGTTTAAGAATATTTTGTAGTTCAACACACTGATCATAGATGCTCATATTATCATTTTCGATTATATGACTAAAGTTTTGCCAATCGTATCGTTCCTTATCCAAGATAATTTCACTAGTATGTTCCGAATTATCATACTTGCGTGTTAGTCTAATAACTACACCTTTATACTTTTTAATAGCATCAACTTCATTCGGAAATCTACAATCTGTGATAATAGCGACATGTGGTTTTTCTTTGTCTATTTTCTTCAATGTTGCCTCGGCCCAAACATTGGTCTTAAGTTTTCTAAATAGATCGGTGCCTATGAGTTGCATAGCATCTCTAGCAGTTAGTTGTTTACCTTCCCACTCTAGGTCTGTTAATTGATTTTTTTCTTCATCTGACCCATAGCATTGATTGTATGTCATACCTAATATGTCCATACAAATATTTTGTTTAAGAATATCAGCAAAATTATAGATTTTGATAACTGGATCTAAAATTTGAAAAGCTTTTTGTATATTCCAGTCTGTAGTTGAGCGACTGCAAGGATCAAAAACCCCCTTATAATTATCATCACCGCATAAGTCAGAAATTTCTATTTGGCCTTTCCAATTAATCCACGCTTTGGCAGCAACTCCTGATTCGACCATCATAAGCGAATAAATAAAATTACCGCTCGTAGACTTGCCTGATTGCTTTTTGCCCGATATGCCGATAATCATATTGTATCTATCCTATATTATATTTAGTTTTTTAATCTCTTCTATAGACATGGATGCTATGTCATTAGCCGGTATATCTATATGAGTGACATTATACGTTTTCTTACACTTCGTATAAATTTTTTCTCTAGCCTGATGCCCCGCTTCATCATTATCCATTATTGTTATAATATCCATAGCGCCAGAACAATCAACAATCATTTTTTGACGATCTGTAAATGTAGTACCAAAGATCGCCACAGCGTTATGGATACCAGCTTCCTCAAGCCTCCATACGTTACCGGGACTTTCTACTAAAATAACAGTATTGTTATGTGTTTTAATGTGTTGTTTAGCGGCCCAGATATTGTATACGTTATCTCCTGATTTAAATCCTGAACTATGTTTCCACTTGGAGTATTTCCAAGACTCTGCTTCATTAGGACAATGATGCCTTGGATCATGGTGCGCCTTACATTTGGAGCATTTCTCAAATAGACTACGACCAGTACAACCAACTATATATTCGTTATTATCGTCAAAAATAGGTACTACTGCACGATTATACATCTCTTTAGTATCGTCATAGCAATCACCAACATAATATTTAGATAATATCGCCTTGCTAAAACCTCTACCGAGAAAATATTCAGAAGGTACAGATATCTTAGACAACAGATAGTCTTTAGAAATTTTAAGTTTATCCTTATCAGAAGATTCTGTAATATATCTAACGGTATTTACAAAATCATTTTTGTCTTTAACTTTGGCATCTATAACCGATAGACTATTAATATCTATCTTGTTTCCTAGGAACTGTTGAATAAACTGAATAGCCTCATTAAACGAACACGTTTTATCTCCGTTATTTTGCCAATTATATTTCCTATGAGATAAACATCCTCTAATAAATCCTATAATAGAAGACTTAAATACATCTTGACAGTTGTGTGTACGACACTTCCAGTTTCCTCTATAGGAATCTCCAATATGGTATAGATTACACGCACCGGTATTGTCTCCGCCATGTATTGGACAAGACATAGTGGCCATCTTATCATATAGTTTATAGTCTATATGTAGTACGTCCAATAGTTCTTCTATTCTGTCACAAACAGCATCACTAATTGCTTTTAGATGCTGCTGATTATACGAAGGGGATTTCGGTTTCATGAGAGCCGTCTGATTCGTCATCTACTACAAATCCTTCTTTCTTGGTAGAAACATTGTTCATAATCTCTAGTCTGGTTTTACCTTCTACTATCTTGGCACACCAGCCTTTCATATAGCAGTTGATATAGTCGTTGTCGTCTAATCCTCCGCCGTGTCTACTAATAAGTGGCACTAATTTTCTATTACCGTTAGCGGCACCATCTTCTGCTATCTCTTCATCGGACTTGCGCTTAAATATAGTAAAATTACTACATAGCCAGATGATTCTATCAGATCCGCTTGCAGAATCGGTACTTTCTTTAGTTATGCCATCTCTATTTAGCTGTATGAAGGCCACTATTGGAACCTTGTATCTGACTGCAAAGTTGTGTAAACTGGTCATCATGAAGCCTAGAACTTGATATTCCTTAAGATCCTGACTAATACCAGCACTATCCATAAGCTTTAAATAGTCATAGAATATTACGCATTCTTTAGCCGTACCATCTTCATTTAATCCTACATCCTTGACCAGCCACCTTCTCATAATAGCCAACTGATCCTCAAACGGCTTGCCTGCGATACTCTTATGATAAATCTTCATGCTCTTTAGTTTTTCAACCGCTGTCATGATTTTATTCTTTTGATCTGCTGATTCAGCAAATTTACCGGTTTCAATAGAGTTCATATCTACTTCGCTCATCATAGCTAATAGTCTATGGATATGATCTTCTCTATTCATTTCGGTATCCATATTTAAAATAGGTATACCTAGAGCAGCTATGTTTTTACCCATATTATCGGACATTAGGGTTTTACCAACTTTTGGTCTAGCACCAATCACATTAATAGTGCCTCTTCTTAAGCCACCCCCAATAGCCTGATCGTATATGGGAAACCCCGTTGGAATACCAACTTGATCTACTTTGTTTTCTTCTAGTTGTTTGATATAATCATCAATAGATGAAGAAATCTGCTCTGGTCCGCTTTCTGCATCATTAAGTAATGAACTAAAATTAAAGATACTATCTTCGGCTATACCCACAATAGACGATATAGATTCATTACCCGTAACTTCTAATATTTTGTTTTGCGTATTTTCTAACTGTTTACGCAATAGACGGGCTATTTCTAGTTTGCGTATCTTGGCCGCAAATTTTCTAACATTATCTAGATTGACAGGAAAATCTATAATAGCTTTAAGATGCTGTGCTTCTTCTTTCTTGTTCAGAATATGGCTTATATCCAATTCTTGAGCAGCAGAGTATATCGATGCAACATCCAATGATTGTTTGTTGTCTTTTTCACAGATATGCTTAATGCATTTGTATAAGACCGCATTGCTATCTACGGTAAAAGAAGACTCTTGGAGTATATCTACAACATCCAAAAACGCATCTTCGCCATATCTACATATACCAGCTAAAACTGCCCTTTCGGCAGAAGGATCGCATAAAATATTTGGCATTCTTACCCCTGAGAAATTGAGCAATTATTGCATTTGTATCGTGACGGATCGTAGACGAGTCCAGGGTTAACCTGTTCAGACCTACCGCAGACTCTGCATTTTACTGTGATGGGATCAAAATGTCTAGTCCTAGGTATTGGCGGATTCTTAGACAGTTTCTTATCTATCGCAGCATCGTCCTTAAACATATACATTTCTTGCATAGTCAAAAACTTATTGGTGCTTTGTGGCTGCTCCGGCTCTTTTTTCTTTTTTGTTTTTCTGGCTTTTGTGGTCTTTTTAGGCTTTTCTGTACCACCATCATCGCTATCTTCTTTAGGCAGAAGTGCTTGTAGTACGGATATAATATCTTTAATCTTTTGTGGGTCGTTTAGTAGTTCTTTAGGATCCATGTTTCACCTTTGTTTTATGAACAGACACTAATATATCGGATAGATTTTTGATTCCATTAGCTATATATGATAATCTATCCATACGCTGCTTTGCATATTTCTTTATAGAGTTGAGATTACTTGCTCTTTCATTATGCTTAATAGCCTGCATGGATTTTTCTATATAGCCATATCCTTTATAGTTATTGATTTCATCAGCTATTACTTCTTTGATAGTTTCTTCTGCCCAGTTGTGCCTAGCAGTTTCTCTGTTGGATGTTCTTTGTACATGCAAAGAGAATTGGGCTAATCTCAGAGAAATTTGAATACAGTCTTCTGGTGATAGTTTTTCTATCTGCGATCTATCCATATTAAGATAACCATTCAATTCATCAGAGGATAGCGACCCATTATATTTGGGAAGTCCAATAGACTGTTCATATTCATCTAGGATTGAATCCCATTTTTCTAGTTCTTCTTTGGCTGTTTTATGCATTGCTAATAAGTTCCTTCCACTCGGTTGTTGTATCAAAAGGTAGTGCTATATAAGATATTCCATTATTGACACACCAATTTTGCTTATCTTCGTCTCTTTTTTTACTCTTAACGAAACCCATTACATTCTGATGATAAAATTGTACAAACTTATAATGCTGTTCACCATGAACCTCAATACATTTTTTAATAAGTGGTAAATAAAAATCTAGGTATAAAGTCTCGCTGCGTCTAACCGGAATTGGAACTTCTTCTAATACCTGTAGGGTTGGATATATTTCATGTATCAAGGATCTGGCCAGTAGATGTAAATCTGACTTGTTTTGCAATCTGCTATTAGATATACAACCAGTAATAGACCAAGAAACTTTATTATTGTCTAGGTCTTTAATAATCATGTTTTAATGCCCATAGTATCTTTAACAGATTTGACCAGATTATCATACGCAGCAGAATTCTCTAATAGATACGCTCTTACCTTTTCTACTCCCTGGAATTTAGGACTATCTTTTTCGGATGTTAGCGTGTACCAAGCACCACCCTTATTAATAATACCTATATCTGATGCTATATTGATAATTTCTGTATATTTATCTATACCTTGGCCATATCTAATATAACTGGTAGTTGTAGCGCCCGGAGGTCCCAATGCAGAACACACCACTTGCCACTCTACTTCCTGTCCTATTTGCGTACCATCTGCCCCAGTTGTCCACGGTTTAAAAGTTTTGGCTCGGAGCTTGATGTCAGTTTGATAGGCGATTGCCTGACCACTCTTTTCCTTAAACTCTGCACCATAACCAGTTGGATTGCCCATTAAGTGAGTAATACCAATAACAATATTCTTATTGACCGGAATAACGTTGGCAACTTTACGACAAAACTTAGCTAATAACTTAGCCCCGTCTGCTCTTTGCATCTTGTCCATATCACTTGTAATTTCTGCTTCTGTACATAGTGCAGAATACGAGTCTATGATGAGTACGCATCCGGGTTCTTGATTAATAATTTTTTCAGCTATTTGTAGATATTCTTCTGCGTGTAATATTTTACCCTGCTGACTACCTATTACATGAAATCTATTTAGATCCAATCCCTTGATACCTTCTAGGTCACGCTTTTTAATTCTACCTTCAATATTTAGGTAATACACTTCTCTAGGTGCCTTAAGATTGCCTTGGTATTCTGGCTTCTGTGCCGTAGCAGCAAAGTCCAGTGATGTAACAGTTTTACCACATTTAGGTTGTCCGGTTAGAACTACGAAACTACCCTCTGGCACACCACCGCTCAATATCATATCTAGAGACGGACTAACCGGTATAACTACTACTTTTCTATCAACGATAGAATTACCGGATAAAATTATATCATCGCCAAAATCTTTTTTGACTTCTGTTTTTATACTACTACTCATTATCTAATTCCTTGAGCTTTGAAATGATGCCTTTTTTACTTGGTGTTGTAGTTTTATATTTAACATTATCAGATCGATTTAATTGTATAGATAATGTCTTGTTTTCTGCATCTACAATCTTTTGATATCTGTCTATGATAGGCAGAAGGTGCGGCGCTCGCAAGGAATATATTTTGGCTGCGTCCTTATCTTTTAGTGCCAACACGATAGCCTTCGAAGAATATTTTTTAAGCAGTTTATGTGCTGATGATATTTGATTTCTAAAATATACAGCCCACTCATCAGATACCCAAAATCTAAAGTGTAAATCTTTTTTATTTCTTATTGCTTGATGTTCACAGATGATTTCAGTTATATATTGAGCCGCAGATACTTCCTTATTATTGGAGTACTTTGATATATAGGTGTCCGACATAAATATGATTAAGTTAATCAGCCTCTAGGTCTAAAAATATTGGTGTTGTTATTATTTCCTTTAGTAGTCTTTTTAGCTACTTCGTCAGACAAAAAAGATGCCTCTTTTGTCATTATGGCCACACCCTTATTTCTTTTTCCTGCTGTTTCTGAAATCATCAACTTACTAATTCTACTAGCCTTTTCTTCTGTGGTTTCTGCCAATGCAGCACTAACAGATTCTTCTGATATATTAAGTTCTTTGGCTATGTCTGCAACTGGAACCTTTTTGTGGTTAAGCCACTGTATAGCATAAGATGTTGTGTTGGATATTTTTTTAGACATTAAACCATCTCCCTGTTTATGTTATTATAGATAGACATATTTTGTGTTTGCAAAAATGTCAAATACATTTCAAATAAATTATGGCTAGTTTCCTTAAACTTCACTTTAGGCTCATTAGATTTATTAATAAGATTCTTCTTAGAATTAACATTACCATATATATTGTATGGGTTATACAGCATATTATTCTCATCTATTCTTACAAAGAATTTCCATCTATTTTGAAGATGTAATTTTTTAGCATAAACATACTCTGAGTCGTGATCTGACAGGCTGTTTCCACTGTCATCGACAGTCTTTGAGTGTGCTTTAATAGTATAGAAAATATTTTTTTCTGTTTTAGATTTGCTGTTTATCGCAAAGATTGCGTTAGATAAATCTTCATGCATCGGATGTGTCCTTTGTGTCTTGGGTCCTATTATCTGTTTTATTGATGGTATCTATAATTGCTTCTTTTATGAAGCCAAAAAATGAGTCCACATAGTCTCCGTATACAACACCCGTTGGTACGGGAATGTGATAGTTTTGTTCGAACATTCCTTTAGAGCCAACATACTCACCCTTTTCGTTTTGTTCTAACACATTGGCATTAACCTTAATCAATATTTCGTGTGGGGCTGTTGTTAGCTTGGCTTGATCCTCAAAAATTTCTCCATATTGGGCGGAAGCCATTCCCAATACATCCTTAATACTATCAGGATGTAGGTCTTTCATATTCTTAATAAGTTCTATATATTCTTCGTTTAGTTGTTCGTTGGATTCTGTCATTTTGGCCACTGTATTTTGGGTTGTTTTTTAAGTCTACTCATGCCCTTTGGTAATTGTTTTTCTAGGTTTTGATCTTTATATGCGTTATGTTTGTGGTGCAAGTAATCTTTTTCGTCCTGACTTAGCCTATCTCGATTTCTGTTGGCTAGATCTCCTAGTTTAAGTTCTCCGTCGGATTTAATTACAGAACCAGACACATTGGTTAAATCATCCGCATAAGAGCGATGAGTATGTTTGCTGCCACACGATACACAAACCTGAGTGTCTGAGTATTGAGCAAAAGTTAGAAATAGCTCAAACTTATTGTTGCAGTCATCACAAATAAACGTATAACTCGGCATCAACCAACCTCTCGCTGAGTTTTAGTAAATAGTTTTCTGTTATTAGTCTTCAGAAATGTAACATATTGATTAAATATTGTCTCAGGAACTTGTATAAAGGAATCGGTTGTTTTGCAAACCTTATTTACTGCACTATATAGTTGCTTGTCCTTAACAGATGAATGAAGTTCAAAAGGATCATGCAATTTCTTATTTGGTGAGCTTCTTACAAAGAATGCAAAATTATCTGGATCTAACATATTACGAGCTAGCTTATTCTTGATCTTTTTCGCGTATGTCTGATCTGTCTCTTTTAATGTTTGAAAGTTATCTTCTTCATCCTTAAATTCTGCATGATCTGATGTTGTAAAATAATAAGCGTCCGCAGATTTGTGCTTTATGTTAAAGTCATTAATGTCGATTTTCATTTCTAAGATGTCCTATAAATGGTTCCCATTCCGCGTAAGAAGCGTGAGATATACCTATACTAATCAAATCCTTGTGCCAAGGCAAGTACAAAGTAGAATACTTGGGCTGTACTGGCTCTTTTAATAATGCCATATTAGCTTCTTCTGGCGTCTTATTGGCTTTTTTAGCATTACATTTTACGCAAGCTGTAACTATATTTGTCCAGTTAGTAGATAGCTTTTTATTACCTATATGTCTAGACTTAGGTACAACATGATCGTATGTTAATTGGTTTTGAGCATATTGAATTCCACAATATTGACAAGTAAAATTATCTCTAATAAATAGATTTTTTCTAGAGAAATTAATATTTCTTTTATAGACATCAAAATAATGACTTGTTTTTGCTACGGCCGGAATTGGATATTGTTGTCCGCCCGAGCATTTAATAAAGTCATCTTTGTAATGTGCTAAAATTTCAATAGAGTACTCCGTATCTGTCTCATACTTTAAGGACCATACTATAGCCCTCTGCCATGAGATAATACGTAGTGGTGAAAAATCAGCATTTAGTAATAAACACCTACGATGATTCGTTTTGTCTTTCATAAGATTCTAGTCTAGAAATAATTGCTGCTATAATCGGATTTCTGACTATATCAACAGATTCTAGAACAGAAAATCCTATATTATCGATACCATCTAGATATTGTATCATGCTTAGGAAACCTCCACGCAAATGTCTAGATAGATCTGATTGTCCTATATCACCAGTTAAAACCATTTTACTTTCTCTGCCAATTCTGGTCAACAACATTTTAAGTTGGTCATATGAGGCATTCTGGCATTCATCTGCCACAATAAAACTGTCATGAAAATTGCGACCTCTCATTAAGCCAAGTGGAACTACTTCAATCTTATTGTTAAGTTTTAAACTAGCGTATAGAGCAGGGGAAATAAAGTGGTTAATTTCGTCCAGAATAGGCAGTAGATAAGGGTGTAATTTTTCTTCTGCTGTTCCTGGTAAATATCCAATTTTTTCGCCAGCCTCTAACACTGGTCTGGTTATAATAATTTTTTTAACTTTCTCTTCAAGAAGATATTCCAGAGCCATACCTATAGCGATATGTGTTTTACCACTACCAGCTAATCCCTGACAAAATGTAATACCATTTTCAGCAATAGTTCTAATATAGTTTTTTTGGTTTTCTGTTCTAGGTTTGAGCCTATTTCTAAAACCACTATATGGTGTAACTATTTCAAGATTATTGGTAATATCAATAGGGGATCTGTTTTTCTTTTTTGATTGTTTTTTTCTCAATGTGGACCCTTTACTAGTAGAGTTTAAATTAGATTAGACAAGCACCGCCCGCACAACTAATTTCCTCTATCCCAGTCGTATTGTCCTCTGTTTCCGATAGTTGCGTATAATCAACCTTTTTGAAACTGTTAAATAGATCACAATAGATCTTCCAATTATATACATCTTTCATACAATATGTAAGTCTCTTGACGTCTCCATCAAAATACTTACCAGCAAAATTTTTCATTTTGGTTACAAATAATAGCTTATCTTGGCTATCATTTTCTTTAGCTTGGTTTAAAGATACATAATCACAAGCGGCCCATAGATTATTATTAAAGGCATTAAGACCTAATTCAATAAGTCCAGAACACCATAGAGCAGCATCGCCGTACTCTTTAACAATCTCTCTACTCGTATAAACGGTAGTAAATGGTGCTTGTGGATAGTCTTTATCTCCGCTTTGTGGAATGAGACTTATACCAGCAAAATATTTTCTATTATCATAGATATACTTTGTAACTTCATCCCATTCGTCTGGCTTTACAGTAACAGTATTGCTTACATTATGACTTAGATACTCCTGTGTGCATAATGCTCTGTTCTTACCAGAATTGACCCAATTCTTTTGTGTTTCTTTGACAACAGCGAGCATTTCTACCGCCGGTAGTTGATTCTTTAGTTTTGCTCCGTCTGGAACCTCTATCGGAAATTTGATTACTTCGTCCGTGTTGTTTGCTGACCACGACGATAGTTCACAAGCTTGTGGATTTAACTTTTTGAAGTGCTGGTATGGTGCCTCTAAAATATTGGCCTGTACATGGCGAATATAGCGTTTAGCATGGTGGGGATGGATGCCAGAACTTGTGCCAAGCATACTACTACTAGTACCCTCTGGTTTTAGGCATGTAACTCTAGCGGCTTGATTAATATTGATCTTTTTAGCTAGTTGCTTATTAGTATCAACAGCAATCTTTGCCCCCTTGGTTAAGACCTTTTCTGTGAGTACAAGATCATGCTTTTCCATTGTGCCTGTAAGTGATACTCCCAACAAGGCTTCTCTATCAAAAATCTTTTCGCTAATATCACCGAGATAAGCAAGCTTAGTAAAGCCAGCCTGTAAAGTACCAATAATTGATGCGGCTCTGCACCTTTCATAAAAATCATCTTCGTCAGTAACACTAGAGCAGTTTATAGTTGACAGATTACATCCCTGCCATCCGCTCTTGCCACTCTCTTCATCAACTGGCCACATACCAATTTCCACACATGGATTAAAAATCATTTCTGTGGACTCACTCCAAATAAATCCTGGTTCTCCAAACTCTTTAACGCTTTCCATAAGAATCTTAAATTCTTCAAATGTTGTTTCGTTCTTTAGAAGCAGCGCCGAGTTATTACTTCTGGCCCTTTGAGGATTTTCGATATACCAGTTACCTGTTTTGGCTTTGGCCATTTCTTCATCATCTGGACTAAATAGTGCTAAACTAGCAGAGCGACGAACACCACCACTCAAAACAGCATCACTACTATGCATCACAATATCATATGCGTCGATTGGTCTTAGTTTTTTCTGACCGTTGGCTACGCAACGATCCAATAAGGCTCTAATTTTTTCTAGTCCCTTTTGCAGTGGCTCAAACCCTGGGGCCTTGCCAACACCACTAGCGAGAGAAGAACCTTTGGCTCTAATATTGGAGTAATCAAAAATAACATATGTGTTCTTATAAGATTTAAATTCTTCGATTGGCTTACTAAAATATGAACTTAATAGCACACCTAAAGCATTAGCCCATCCTTCGATACTATCTTCGATTACATATTTTGATGCTTGGTCGTTTTGTTCTACATTGTGTTCTAGTGTTGGGAGCTTGGAAACATGGTGCTTTTGTACACTAAATCCAGTACCACTACCACAGAGCAATAGCCAAAAACACTCTTGAAAAAATCTTAGTCTATCACAATAAGAACTTGTGCAGTTATAAATCTTTGCGTGTCTCTTTAGGATAGGATCTCCACCAAACTGTAAGGCTCGTTGAGAACCTAATACCTTTTTCTTGTACATCATATCATATGCCCATTCAATCTCCTCAGAGATTTCCTTGTCAGCATACATAGTATGCATCATATTCTTTACTCTTTCAACCGCCTCTTTCCAAGTCTCTCTACGATTTTTATCTTCTAGCCAACGAGCATACTTACTAACGAAAGTATAATTTTGCAATTCTTGTAGAGCCGACATATTTTCTCCTTGTAACTTAATTAATTGATCTTGAAAGAGTGGTGACTAATATTAGAGATGGATTCGATCATTTTTGTGGCGTCACCGACAATAAGAGTAATAAAACGTCATCATTGTATACTACAATACACCACACAAATTTTTAATCCACGAAAGATCCGGTGCTATCCTGATGATTTTGATACCACTATTTTGTGTAAATGTATCAAATATTTTTTGTTCTGATTCATCAAATAAAACAGTTCCATGATTATCTGACATAACTACAGTATCAATGCCTTCTTGCCATAGTGCCATGATACAATCATTACAGCACTGCCCTGATACATATGCGGTTCCATTATCTGGCCTAACCACACAATTACTAAGGGCATTTCTTTCTGCGTGTATCATCCATTTATATTTAGCCGGTCTGTCTAGAGGAAGAATATTATCCGGCATATTCCTTGGAAATCCATTGTATCCTACTCCTAATATACGATGCTTTTTATCTGTAATAACACAGCCATGCTGCGTATGAACATCGTGACTACGTTGAGACACAACTTTAGCTAATCCTAAGAAATAATCCGTCCACGCTGGTCTCATTTTTTCCTCTTGGGTGATAGACTATTCTAACACCCCGACAGAAATAAGTCAAGCGTTGGATTACTTGTTGGCTGTGATTTTGTTATAGACCATCAATGCTATAACAGAACCAACAATACCCATTAAAATACCCGCTGGAGAAACAGCAGAATATTGTCCTAGTAGGTATAGAATCGCTCCACCCGTATATGAACCAGCGACTCCTAAAGCTATGGTTTGTAGAAAACCAAATCTTTCTTCGCCGGGCACTATAGACTTAGCAATAGAGCCTACCATAACGCCATATACACACCACATTAATATACTAAACATCGGATGCCTCCACTAAAGTAATAATTTCATCCTCCGTGAGTTCTGGACCAGTTTCCATAATAGCTTTTTTAAGTTCAGAACCATAGAGCTTGTAATCTTCCGGAGATAGTTTTTGTTTGATAATTTTATTTAATCTCCACATAGTCAATAAATTTTTCTTAATGCATATGGTCGCTACTTCTTTTTGCATCGCTTCTGCTTGTTTGTTTCTGTTGAGTCCTCGTAATTTATTCTTATTGCATTCTTGTATAATACGAATTAAAGACAATACAATACCAA